GGTAGCCCCACTCGGAGCGCAACACGTCCACCGCCTCCACGATTTTGTGGTCCTGATGCAGCATGCCTCCGGGCCGCGGCCATTCCGGGGTGCCGCTTGGGTGGCCTGATCGAAACGGCGTCGTGGCCAGCCACCACTCCACCGTCTCGATCGCGTCGCCGTCGTCTTCCGCCAGGATTCGAGATGGACAAACCGTGACCTCTATGCGGGGCCGCTTGTCTGGCCCTATTCCTGAGCGATAGACGACTGCGGCCCGGGCGGGATCTCCGTCGCAGTTGAGGGCTCGGTCCCAGCCTCGCGCTCGATGGGCGGCGCAGGAGAGACGCCACCTTCCCCCGTCACCAGACGCAGCGACGTGGAGCGCGAGGCGGAGGCGTTTCCCTCTGCCCGCGTCAGCTTCGACTTGTCGAACAGCTTCATCAGGAGCCAGAAGAGCAGCGCGTCGTCGGCCTCCTCCAAGAGGGCTGGCCCCGTGGTGACCAACTCGCCATCAATCTCGAGGTCCTCGACGTCCTTCACGCAGGACGAGAAAAAGGCCTTGAGCTGGTCCTCGGGGATCACCTCGTAGGCCTGCGTCATGATGGCGGCCTTCTGCGTGGGGGTGAGCGTGTCCCCGCGCGCCTTCTCGAACTCGGAGAAGACGGCGATCAGGACCTTGGCCAGCGGCTTCGCCTCTGCTCGCTTCAGCCGTTTCAGCTTCATGTGGATGGTCACGCCGGGCCCGGCCTCGTAGGGTTCGCGTTCCCAGCGTTTCAGACTCAGGATCGCCATCGGTACCGCCTTTCTCCCGTCACGTGGAATATGGGGCGGATCGGCAACCGGATATAGGTCCAAGCTGGAACCCTTTTCGGTTGGAAATTGGCACGGTCCTTGCTAGTCTCTCCCCGGCGGATAGGGTCGCTCCCGAAGAGCCGGTTCCGCGCCGGCCTTCCGCCTTCACTCCTCGCGGGCCCTGCGGAGGGCGCATGGTCGACTACGAGCCGTTCGTGGATGCCTTTCTCGTGTGCCGAGAGGTTCGGCATCCCACGCCGAACGAGACGGACCTGATCGGTATCATCGACACGCACCTGGTCGGCGCCACTGGCCATCGGCGATTCAAGATCGAGACCCACCTCTACATCGACGTCAGGCACGATGGGCGAGGGCGAGACTGGCCGCTCACGATCCGAGTCCGAATCCCGAATGGGGAGGTCTTCGATGTCTCCGTGGTGCCGTTCCACCTTGGCGCCGGCGAACGATCCGTCGGGAAGGACGTGACGATCAGCCTCAATGCGGAGCAGTTCGGAGAGCACCTTATCTCGCTCGTCTCCGCGGCCGGCGCCGTCGTCGCGCGGACGATCGTCCTCGTCGAAGAGCAGCACGCGCAGGCAGCAGGTCTCCACTGATGTGAATGCTCTGGAATTGATGGCCGAGGCGAACCGACCTCACGCTGGCGGGATAGTCGACGTCGCGGGGCAGGTTCATCGCCCGACGTGGAACCGCGGCGGGATCGGCAGCCGCCGGAGGAGCTGCTCGCGGACCATGGTGGGGGTCCTGAACACGGCGCGGACGTAGCCCACATCGCCGGCTTGCAGCGGCTTCGCGCGGACCAAGGCGGCCACGATCCCCAACAGTTCCCGCGCCTCGGCCTGGTGGACGCCGAGGGCGGCCAGGGCCAGCGTGGCCTCAGCGCGCCAGCCGGGAGGTCGGCCGCCGCGCGCAGGCGCCGGGAGCGGGAGCGAACGCGCCACGATCCTGACGGCCGACAGCGCCCCCCGGAGATAGCCGGGCATCTCCGCCGGGCCCGGGATCTCCATGGCCAGGACGGTCTGGAGCGCTTCCTCGAGTTTGGCCAGGGCCGTCTGCTGGTGCCGTAGCACCTCGCGGTGGCGGGCGGTGACACCGGCGACCGTTGAACGCTGCGCGCCCCAGTACGCGGCGCGCAGGGCCTCCTGGAGCCGGTCCTGGGGACAGCCACGCGCGAGGATCGGGTTGATCAGCCCGCGGACTCGCTCCGTGCCGACCGCGTGCGCCGGCAAGAGCCAGGCGAAGGGGTCCACGTTTGGGCCTTACAAGAAGCCCAAGGAAATTTCTGAGCCGGGAACCGTGAGCGCGTACGCGCGCCCGCTCATCTGAACCGAGACCTCGCCGTCCTGGTCTCCAGTCGGAACGGCCGGGATGAACTTCGGCGTCCGCCACGCGACGATCTTCCCGGGGAGTACCCCGTTCTGGACGATCACGTCATACGCCGTCAGCGCGAACTGGGCATCGAAATAACCTTCCACTGTCCCCGACAGCAACAGCATGTCGAGGTTCTGCGTCACGACGATGTTGCTACCGTTCCCGGTGCGCTTGAGACCAGACGGCAGAAGCGAGCACGACTCGTTCTGGCGCAGCTCGGCCGCGTTGTCGCTCTGGAACCCGGCCTTGACCAAACAGAGCACACCCGACGCCCCGATAAAGACCTTGGCCGCGCTGGGCAGGAGGGGCTCACCGGCCGTCACGGCCGTTGGGCGAGAGACAGCGTGCGTTTCGATCCCCTTGCCCTCACCGGAGTATGCCCCCTCAAGAACTGGCGTGTCTGAAGAGAAGTCGGCGGAAATGTCCAGAGACTTGACACTGTTCCCGCCCGTCTTGTGGCGGAAATTGTTCCCCTCGACATAGCCCCATAGGTGGATGCTCTTGAGGGCCGGCAGCGGCGTACCGAATCGGTAAGTGGTACCGAGGTAGACGTTGCGGCCGGACGCAGGAGCGGCCGAGAGCGCCCGATCAACGGTGATCGTGTCGGTGGCTACGATCGTAACCTGTCGCACTTCTACCCCGAAGGTGGCGTCCACATCGACGGCGATGAGATCGCCTACCGCGACACCGCTCGCCGCGCCACCGCCGGCCGTGAACACGAGAACAGTTGACGTGGACCCAGAGGTAAGCGTGGTGTTGGCCGTGGCCTTGTGCTTCGTCCCGAAGTGCGCCTCATAGAACACGTCCATATCCGGCTCGGTGGGCGTCGCAGCGTTGCCGCTCGGGATGACGTCGCTCGCGATCTGCCAGGTGGAATGCTCTTTGCCCTTCTGGGTGGAGAGGACGGAAGCTTCGTTGCCCTGGTCCTTGTCGCGATCGTAGCGAGCGATGACTGGCGTCCAAGGATTCCCGGCTCTTGCCTTGAAGGCATCGCCACCGACGAGCGCGCCGGGGGAGTTGCCGAAGACGCTTTCGAGCTGGACGAACAGCTCCCATTGCCGCGAACTGAAGGGCCCTGCCATTTACTTCTCCCGCGCCTTCGCCGGCGCCTTCTTGGCGGGCTCGTCCCGCTCGACCTTGAAGCCTTCCTGTCCGTCGAACTCGGCGGCGACCTCTTCCGGCACGATGGCCGGCATGTCGTTCGACGCATCGCCGAAGCTGCCGATCCTGAGGACGGAGCCCGGAACGGTCGTAAAGACTTTCGCCTGTCCGCCCATCACACCCTCCACGCCAGGCCCCGAGGCCCTGGCCGCCGGTTCCTCACCGCCCCCGCAACACACGGGCGCGCCTCATGCGAGCTGCGTCTTCGCGGCGAACGATAGCCGCGCGTGGTGACACAGCACGCTCGACATCATCCGGTGGTCGAACTCCCCCACCGCCGGCCACTCGCCCTCGACCATCCGGACAGTCCCGCCGAGCGTCATGTCCGTCCGCAGCGCGTTGTGCAGCGCCTCGACTACCAGCAGGAACGCCTTCTCGCTGGGCATCGCTCCGCTCGGCGGCACGTCCTCGAGCGCATAGAAGCCGTGGATCTCGAAGCGATAGACGCCGTCCTGGCATCCCATCCGCTGGATGATCCGCAGCGTCTCGGTCTGCGCCGGCGAGACCCACCAGTAGTGCAGCCGGTTCTGGCCGGTGCCGACCATGACGTCCTTTATTTCCTGCTCGCTCTTCACGAGCCGGATGTAGTCGTAGACCGGGGCGATGCCGGAGATCCCCGTCACGCCTGCCACCTTGGCGCGGAGAGCGGTCCGGATCGTGGCGAGGCTCACTCATGGCCCCCCAGCCGTTGCGTGACCCGGACGAGCGCCTGGGCATAGCGCGCCTCGATCGTGCCGCGTGTGGCCGCCAGCCCGTCCTTCGCCATGTTCCAGGCCCGCGTGCCTTCGCGGCTGATCTTGCGAGCCACCAGGAATCCGGTCGCGCGCGCTTCCTTGTCGCTGAGGCTGAACTTCCGCTTCGCCCAGAGGATCAGCGGCGCGATCGGTGGCCAGTGCGGACGGGACCCGGTCTCGACCGGGAGCGCGTAGCCGAGCAGGTTGAAGAGCCGCCCCAGGACCTCGTGCGATGTGCCGACTGCGTTGACCCGCGTCTGCCACGCCTGGCGCAGCAGCCCCAGGTTCGCCGGCGTGCGCGGGATGACGGCCCCGGCGAGCGCGTTGACCCCGTACTCCGTCGCGGCGACGAGCTCCTCCTGGACGACCCGCGAGCCCTCGCCGCGGAAGAGCGCCGTGTTGGGCACCGAGACCTCGATGGAGAGATCCATCAGTGCGTCCTCGAGCCGTGGGTGAAGTAGTCGATCATCCCGCGGTGCCCGAAGCCGGGACGGTCGACGTCGCTCATGGAGACCGCGGCCGCGCCTGCGCTCCCGGTCTGCATCTTGGCGTCCCAGAAACTACGGTAGCGGGCCGCCATCGACCGGTAGGTGTCCGACTTCGTGCGCCGGTCCACCGCGTCGGCCGAGATCGAGGAGTCGACGTCCTTGGCGTAGAGCGCCGCCAGCATGTCGCAGCAGTTCGCCGCCGCGAGGTCCTTGAAGGCCTCCTCGTCGGCGACCGGGATCGTGCACGTGGTCGAGTTGACCGTGTGCTGGGCCGTGAACGTGACCAGGAAGAACTCGCTCGCTAGCGGCTGGTGGACCAGGAACCGGAGGAAGAGACCGAGGTCCGTGCGATAGAGGGCGTACCACTCCGAGGGCAGCGGCGCGGGGACCTGGTCCGTGAGGAGGAACGGATACTGGACCGCGAGGATCGAGGACCCGCCGTCCACGAACCCGGTGAGGGCCGTGATCGCATAGTCGAAGCCATTGTTCCCGGCGATCTTGAGCGTGACCTCGCGCGGGCGGAGCTTCTCGTATTGCTCTTTCGCGGAAAGGATGGCTCGGTCGACGTCGCACGTGAGGTCGGGCGCGATCGTCAGCGCGTTGTTGATGTCCTGGATCCGGCCGTGCTTGCCGTCGGTCCCGATGATCCCGGCCCGGATCTCGCCGATGTTGGCTGCCATCGGCGGGGCCTACATCACGGCGGAGAAGAGGACGCCCGCCCCCCCGAGAGTGACGTGCGGATCCTGGATGAAGAACGGCCCCTCGACGACGACGGAGTTCCCGTTGGCAGCCGCCTGCAGCGCCATGACGGTGGTCCCACCGGAGCCGCCCTCCTTGATGACGGCCGTCGCAACGGCCGCGGCCGGGGTGAGGACGACACGGTGAAGCGTGGCCGGACCGACGCTGATGTCGCCCGTGGCCGTGAAGTGCTTCGGCCGTCCCGCCTCACCCACAATGCACTCTCCGCCGAGCCCTTAGATGGGCTCCCAGTCGATGGTGACCTGGCCGGATCCGATCGCCAGCCCGGTCCCGACCTTCACGAACTCGAGATTGAGCTGGTCGTCGAGCGCCATCGTGAAGGGCGCCGTCAGCGGGATCTCCTTCGGGTCGAAGGCCACGAAGTTGACGCCGGTCGTGACGACCAGCGTGCCGACGGTCGTGGTGCCGACGCCGGCCGCGCCCTTGTTCCGGATGCTGACGGTCGTGCTGTTCGTGGGGTCGCCCGTGACGGCGACGTCCGACGAGAGCAGAACCCGCCGCACGCGAAGGGGACACGGGGCAACGAAGATGCCGCGCTCCTCGGTCGCCGTGGCGGCGGCGTGCTGAACGAAGGCGACCTGGGTCGTGTTCTCTTGAGACTCCCTGCGTCCTCCGGCCATGTCGTTCTCCCTCGTCTGCGGGGGCGAGCTCGGCCCGCCCCCTGGTTCCGCTCAGGTCTAGGCGACTCCGATGCCGCCCTGGAAGCCGCGCCAGTCCACGACCTTGCCGCCGTACTCGTGGCGGACCTTCCAGGAGAGCTTGTCGGCCGAGAAGACGCTGCCGACGTTCTCCTGGTCCTGGGTGAAGAGTGCCGGCTCCTCCTGCCCGTCGACGAAGCCCATCTCGATCGTGTTGACGATGGTCGGGTCGGCCAGGATGTAGTAGTCGCTCGGGTCGGTGACGTGCTCCAGCACGATCAGCTCGTTCAGCCCGTACCGCTGCGGGATGATGGCTGGCTCGGTCGCGTTCTGGCCCGAGACGGGCGCGACCGGGATCGAGGTCAACCGCCAGCCGATCTCCTCGAGCTCGGGCGGGACGATCAGGATCTTCGGCGACAGTCCGAGCGGCGTGTTCACGTCCCGGTCGAGCACGCGCAGGAGACGCTGGCGGGCGATGCCGACCGTCGTGGTGGAGAGGACCGCGGTCTGGATGTTGCCGGCCGAGGAGAAGCCGCGGGTGATCGCCGCCGCGAAGACCGCGACGCCGTCGTCCAGCGTGGGGTTGGTGATGAACAGGTTGAACACGAACTTGTGGAGCGTGCGCGCCGCGGCGAGAGCCAGGCGCTTCGGCAACTCCTGCGTCAGGCCCACGTCGTCGTTCTTGATCGCTTCGCGGCTGATCTCCACGATCCCGCCGCGCTTCGAGGGCGCGTAGGTGACCTTCTCGTCCGTCGGGTTGGAGAGGAGCGGGTAGGGCTGGAGCTGGGCGACCGTCCCCAGGTCCGCGAACGAACCCCAGCGCAGCCGCTCCTGGGTCCGGAAGTCCGACAGCGACGTGATGCGCGAGCAGATCCGACGCCACCGCTGCGAGAAGTCGGTGGCCCGGTACTCGGCCAGCATCCGGCGCGTGATCGAGTCGCCCAGGAGGTTCGCGAACGTGGTCGTCTGGATGGCCTCCAGGATCCGCTGGAACCGGCGCTTCGCCGCGGCGTTGGGGATGTAGCCGGTGACGTCGCGGTCCCCGGTCACGTCCTCATAGAGCCGCTTGATCGAACGGAAGCCGTCGCGGGGGGCGTCGTGGCCGGTCAGCTTCCTGTACTCGGCCCTGACCTCCTCGGAGGCGCCGCGCATGAAGTAGCCGTCGACGGCCTCGAGGATCTTGTCGGCCTCGTCCGGGCCGGCCTCGATGGTGGTGCCGAGCCCGGAGCCGATCCGCTGGGCCCCGGCGCTGATCTTGGCGTCCATCTTCACGGTGCGCTCGACCTCGGCGGAGATGTCCGCGTCGCTCGCGCCCAGGCGCGAGTAGAGGCTCTCGCGCAGGGTCTCGAGGACGCTCGGTCGCATCGTGCGGTTCTTCAGGAATCGCTCGACCTTGGCCTCGTGGAGCGTGCGCCGGTCGCTCTCGCTCATGGTCGCGGCAGCGGCTGCGGGCTGCGCCTGGCTGTTGACCATCGCGCGGAGGGCGATCTCGGCGATTGAAGCGTTCGCCGCCGGCGTCGGGGCCGGCGTGGGCGTCGGTGCCGGTGCCGGCTGCATCGCCTCGAGCAACAGCGCGTCGACCTCGGCCTCGGTCGGCTCGGCTCCGAGCTTGGCGAACAGGTCGGGCCGTGCTTCCTTCAGCTTCGCGATCTTCTTGTCCAGCATGACGAGGTCCTCCCCGGTCTCGGAGACCGGTGACTTGAGCCCGGCCACGAGCCGCATGACGCGGCCGCCAGCCGAAGGGAACGGCACGACGTCCACCGACTCGACGGCCTGGATCTTCTTGACCTTCTTCGCGGCTCCGTCGGCCAGGCGCACGAGGTCGTATTCGCAGGCGGCGCAGTGCGACAGACCGAGCAGGTCGGGCTTGCCGGCGTCGAACGCCTCGATGAGCTGCTCGCGGAGCTGGGCAGAGGTCACGACCATCGTGGCCAGGACCATCGCCCGCGGCGTTCCCTTGGCTCCCTCCGGGGTGAGGGTCCCGAAGCGCGCGGCCTCGAGCTGGCCGGCCACATCGCGCGGGTCGCGCATGGACGTCTTCGAGTGGTTGTAGAAGACCTTCGCGCCCTCATACAGCGGCACGGCCTCGCGCAGGACGTCGGCGGAGTAGAAGGTCCGGTTCTTCGACATCCCCTCGGCGATGGCGCAGACGAGCCACTTCGCGCCGGGCTTCCCGGAGGCCTCCTCGACGACCGGTCCGAGGATCTGCCCGTGGGCGTTCTCGCGCGAGAGGGCCAGCAGCGGACCGGTCACTTGCTTCGGCTCGCCGAGCTGGATCTCGTCGCCGACCGTCTTGAGCGGGTAACTTTCCAGCAGCTCGCCGCGCTGGACGATGGCCTCGGTGTCGAAGGCGGCGCGGAGGCGCCAGCGGGTGTCGCTGCCGATGCCGGCGGAACCGAGCCGGCCACGAAGGAGGGCGTCGACCGCCTCGAGGAGCTTCTTCACGCGCTTGGAGCGTGCGCGCGTGGCCGAAGTCAGATCAAGGGCGTGCTGGCCGTTGGGGTACGTCGGGGCGCATCGTCCGCGACAGGGATCGCCTATTCCCGGAGGAACCCCGCCTCACGGGCGAACCGGACCGCCTCTTCCATCTCGACGCGGAAGTCGCGGCCGATCCGCCCGGCCCTCAGCAGGTCATTGTCGATGCACTTGTAGAGGTACTTTTTCGAGCACCCGAGGGCGGCCGCCACGTCCGAGAGAAAGAGGGGATGCTGCTCAGACTCTTGCAGGCGCGCGACGATCCTCCGCATCCCCATCTCGTCAGCCCTTGATGGCTCCCCCCCGAGGGGAGAGTCCGCCCGGAAAGAAACGGGGCGTCGGGATCCGCTGCTCGCCGTCCTTCTCCGCGTCCGTCAGTTTCGCCGCCTTCGCCTCGTCGCCGGGATAGTGGAGCTTGCGCCCGCCGCGGGTCACGAGCACGACGCTCTCGATCGTCTCGCCCTTCTTCTCGCCAGCCCGCGAGGAGACCTTGTAGTCGAGCACGTTGTCGCGCTTCAGGCCGAACACCACGATGGCCTGCTGCAGGATCTCCGGGAGGTCGCTGAGGTCCTCCTCCTCGGCTTCGTCCTCCTCGTCCTCGGCGCTCTTGAAGAGCTGCGGCACGCCGAACGATGCGCACGACTCCGAGGTGCACGAGAACCCGATCGCCTCGCCGGGCGCCATCACGGTCGCGCCCGCGACCTTCTTCTCTTCCTGCTCCCGGATCGCCACGACCGGGCCCGCACAGGTCGGGCACGCCGCCGGCATCAGCGTCGCCGCCAGTTCCTTCTTCTCCACGGCGGCGGGTGCGGCTGGTGCGGCCTGCTTCTCCGCGGCCTTTACGGACTTGCCTCGCTTCGCCATACGTCCTCCCTATGAAGCCAGTCTGATCGGCGCTGGCAGCCGCACGAACAGCACGGAGGGCACGCTGCGGCACCGACACTGAATCGTCTGCTCCGCTGATCCATTGGGATCGAGCGGGTACATCAGCCGCTCACCGCCCACGATGAAGGCCTGGTCGACCGGGATGGGGTTGTCAGGCCCGTAGCGCCGCCCCGCCTCCGCGTGGTCCGGCCGCGTGCGGTCGTCGTCCACGGCGAGCCACCACTTCCCGAGTCCACCGCCGAGCCGCTCGTCCGATTGCTCGAGCCGGCTCTGGGTGGCGATCGAGAACGTCCGATTGACCTCGGTCCGGATGATCACCTCGGCGCGGTTCATGGGCGTCCCGAAGACCTTCGGGTTCCTGATCATCCGCGCGATCTCGCCCATGGCCGCGAACGGGTCGGTGATCCCCAGCGCCGTCCGGCGCACGGTGGCCTTGAGGCTGGTCCCGAGCTCCGACCAGACGGACCGGATCTGGTCGTTCGTGACGTCGAGGAGCGCCGACAGCAGCTCCGGCGAGACGTCGGCCAGTCCGCCCGCCGATGGCCCGACGGAGAAGATCGCCCCGTCCACCAGGTCGGCGCCGAGCCGGTAGGCGCGTGTCGTGGACCTCGAGGCGAGCTGCTGCGCGGCGGCGCGGCCGCGTTCGATCTCCCGGTCGATCGCCGCGAGGACTTGGCTCAGGTGGAAGAGTCGGAAGCCGGAGGCCTCGCCCAGAGCACTGAGCGTCGCGCGGCGCATCTCGGCTAGGAGCCGGAGCTGCTCGCGGATGGCCGCGTCCTCGAGGGCGTGCTGCGCGCGGAAGACCTTGAGGGCCGCCGACCGCTGCTGCGCCTTCGTGACCCGACGCTGTGGGCTCATGCGTCCTGTCGCGCCGGCCTCGGCTCGTCCCTGAAGTCGGTGATCTCGACAGGGCGGATCTCCTGGTCCGGCCGGAGGTCTTTCTCGGCGGCTGCGCGGTCGAGATACACGGTGTCCATACCGTCATCGCCCTTGATCGCGAAGCACTGAAGGACCTTCATCAGTACACCCGCCCGCGCACTTCCATCTGCGCAAGAATCCTGAGCCGTGCTCGCTCGACCCGATCCTCCCGACGCTGGTCCTCGCGACGACACCCGAGGAGGTAGGCGCTCAGCCATACACCGGCCGCCACTTCGCTGGCGAAGCCGCCCACGAAGAAGCCGCTCGAGGCAACCAGACAGAACGTGCCGCCCACGTCCTGCGTGATAGTCCAGCCGCTGGACATCTCCATCACGCCGCCGACGCTCCCGCCGGCTGGCGCGTCCCCGCGTCCGGCGTCCCGTCCACCGTCTGGGGCTTCCCGTTGCCGAGCGCCTTCTTCGTCTTCTCCAGTGCCGTCGCGTTGGCCGCCGCCATGGCCTTCCGCTCGCGGTCGGCCGTCTCCGCCTGGATCTCCTTCTGCTCGTCGTCGGGATCCACCGACGTCCCGCTGATCTTCTCGATCACCTGGAGGAACACCTTCCGGGCCGTCTTCTGGGAGATCATCTCCGCCGCGACCGCCGCCTCGAGCGCCGGTTCCAGCTTCACGGCCGCCTCCGCCGCGCGCCCCATGTCGCGCTCGCGCACGGGCGACAGGTCCGCGGTGAGCGTCACCGCACCTTCGCTCCGCTTGGGGAGGCCCATGCCCTCCTGCTTCTCGACCAGGTTGTCGTAGGCGTACCAGAGGAGCTGATTGAACATGCAGCGCGTGAGCGTCTGCCAGGCCTCGAGGGTCTTGTAGGCGACGTCCGTCTGGTCGCCGGCGGTGGATCGGTTGGCGTCGCCTCCGTTGCCGTACCAGGTCTCGGGCAGCGACTTCCCGCCCCGGATGTGGTTCGCGATCACCCGCTGGAGGTCGCCCGCGTAGTTGGTCCCGAAGCCGGGTGTGGCCGCCGTGAGCTTGCCCTTCTCGTTGTGTCCGAAGATCCCGCCGGGCTTGGCGAGCTCGGTCCGCAGCTCCTGGACCCGCTTCTTGATCGCGCCGTCGTCTCCGCCCTCGAGCAGCAGGTCCCAGACGACCTGGTTCTGGAGAAGGGCGCGGTCTACCTGGGAGAACATGAACTGGTCGTGGGAGTCGAGGAAGTCGGCCGGCGCGAGCAATTCCGACTGCCCGCGCATGGCGTTCAGCATCAGCCCGTTCCGCCAGTAGAAGCACTCGCCCTCGAGGCGTTCGGTCTCGGGGTTGATCCGGATGATCACCTTGGGCGTCGGCGGGCCCATGTTCTTCGAGATGAGGACGGTCCCTGGCACCATCGAGGACTCGCCCAGAGGGAGGACGTTGGCCACGCGCATCGAGTCGATGTAGTCGAGGGTCGGGACGCCGGTGGTTTGGTTCTCGTCGGCGATGACGAGGCAGAGCTCGCCCGTCACCATGAACGTCGCCAGGTACTCGCGCCCGCGATACCGGATGCTGTGAGCCGGGTGATCCCAGAAGCGATCGAGCTCAGTTTTCGCCTTTGCCGCGAGGTCCTTCGCCTGCTGGGGCGACGTGCCCTCCATCTTCTCGGGGTCGAACTCGATCGAATAGCCGACCTCGGCACCGACCACCAGATCAACGCGCACGTCGACCAGCCACTTCCCGAGCGGGTTCGTCGTGTGGAGGTAGTGCGCGACCTGGGCTTGGCTTTCCTGGCTCATCGGGCTGAGGTCGCGCATGAGCTGGCCATTCTTCGTGGTCCCGGTCAGGCGCCGGTAGCCTTGGAGCTGCGGCTCGGTGCCGGTGCCCCAGTCGCCGAGGGCCGTCCCGCTCAGGGCCTCGAAGATCCGCTTCGCGATCGACTTCCGAACCTCCGCGAGGCGTCCCATCAGATGCCCGCCGGCCGCGGGTCGATGACGACCTGGTGGTTCGGGCAGACCAGCTGCCGCCCGACCTGGGTCCAGCCCCCGGGAACGATGGGGCTCGACGTGGCCATCCCGAACGCCACCTCGGCCTGGTCCTCATGCCGCCGATCGCAGATGTCACAGACGAACCGAAGGATCTGAACGATCACGACGCCCTCCCATACCGGGCCCGGAGCGGGCGCCCATAGTTGGCCCGCGTGTGGGCCACCGTCTCCGCCGATTCGGTCGCCGCGTCGATCTCTCCGGTGAGCTTGTTGAAGGCTCCGGACGCGCCGTCGATCTGATCCATGACCCCGTGCTCGCCGTCGAAGTTCTGGGCCTCGCGGAGGAACGCCTCGAGCGCCGTCACGCCCTGCGGGTCGGCTCCGAGAGGGTCGAGTAAATCGACGTTGCCGGCTTCAACCTGGGCGGACAGCGGGCCCGCGCGCGCGAGCTTCGTGCCGGTGACCCGCTCGGCGTGAACCGTGAAGCCGGCGAGGCTGCGCACCGTGTTCTCGGCGCTCTCCTTCCCGCCGCTGCCAGGCTCCTGCTCCACCCAGATAGCCACATTCCCGCGGGGGCGGTCCGAGCGGGCCGTCTGCAGGATCACCGTCTCGCGGTTGCCGGCCGACCACTGGCCGCGGACGATGTCGGCTATCACGAACCGCCCGTTCGCGCGCTTCCCCATCAGGACGCCGGCGGAGAACTTGCCGCCGCCTTCGGTCCCGGCCTTGTCCCAATAGCGCACCCAGGACACGACATCGGACGGGATCGCACGGAGAAACGACTTGAACCACGCCCGGTTGAAGACCTTCCCGGCGGTCGCCTTCACGTTCCAGTTTCCCCCGAGGAGCCGCTCGCGCTCGACGAGTGGCAGCGCCATCAGCGAGGCGCGATAGCCGGGGTCGGCCAAGTCGAGCGCCGGGTTGTCCGCCAGCGTGGCCGGAATGAACGTCAGCGACTTCGGCATCGAGCCCGGATACTGCTTCACCAGCTCGGCGCGGCTGTCACCCCAGAAGAGTTGCTCGCGCAGGCGCACGAACCACCGGATCACGCCGGATCGCTCGGGGATGGCGTAGCCTGTCCGTGGGTCGATCCACCACTGGATGAGCCGATGGAGCCAGCCCCCGATCGGATCGTCGTCGGGTACCGGGTTGCAAGTCGCGCGGATGTACGGGCGCACGCCGGCGCGGGCCGAGCGGTTGCGGCTGAGCATGAACCAGAACTGCGGCTCCTCGAACTCCTCGAGCTGGTCGAAGCCGAGCATCGGGATCTGCGACCCGGACCAGGAGAAGCGGTCCTTCGCGTGCTGCATGTGGGAGAACTTGACTGTCATCCCACTGGGGAAGATGTATTCGAGCTCGTTCTCGCGCGGGTACGCTCCGAGGGGCGGATAGACCTCCTGGGCCTCGTCCCAGAGCCCGCCCTCGTTCGTGATCTGCGGATACGTGCGCCGGAAGATGACCGCGCCGAAGCGTGCGTTTCCGACGTGTCGGATCGGCTCGATCAGGAGGGACCACGTCTTCCCGGCGCCGGCTGCGCCTCCCCCGATCACGATGTCCGCCGTGGACGCGAGGATGGCTTCCTGCGGCCCGGGCTGCGGGCCCACGATGGTCGGCTCGGTCGCGACCTCGACCGGCTCCTCGAGGGCGGCGATCACTCAGTCTTCTCCCGGCCGTTCGACGGGATCCGGTAGAGGGTCACCTGGGCCTTCACCGGCCCACCGTCCGGGCCCTCGTGAATGTGCCGGTCCTTCAGCTTCCCGAGGGCCTTGCCTTGGCGGTGCAGCGCGGCGTCTACGTCGTGGATCATGCGGAGGATCTTGCCCTTCCCGTCGGTCTCGATCCGCGACGGGAGCTCGTAGCGTGCGATGCTGGCGTTCCGTGCTTCCCACTCCTCGCCGGACATGGCCTCCTCGGCGTATTTCTTCACGAGCTCCCGATACTCCGGATTGCGCCGCCACTCCGCCACGTCGACCCCGCCCTCGGCTCGGCGCCCAGTCTTGCCGGCGCGTCGGGCGATCTCCTTATTCGACAGGCCGAGGGCGTCGGCCTTGGCCGCACGCCGCCTCATCGCCGGTGTCATCTTTTCGTACTTGGTCCGCTTCGTTCGCAAGGTTCAGTTCGCCAATATGTCCACGCCGAGGAGCATGACGAGACCGAGGACGTCCGCGCCGGGCGTCGACGTGACGGCACAGCTCACGATGTAGCGCACGCCGTCCGTGCCGCTGCTGATCTGCACCGAGACGACGTTGCCCTCGAGCGTGGGCGAGCCGATCACCAGTCCGGACGTGAGAGATGTGACGCCGTTGATGGCGCCAACGGAGTCGCCGGGCTTGAGCTTCGTGGTGAAGTCGAAGGAGTAGGTCTGTTTCTCCGCCGGCTGCTTCACGCGCCGCGCCACTTCGCTCATAGCTCCCTCTCGATAGCTGGCCAGCCGGAGCCCTGGATGTTGCCCCACCCGGTTCCGAAGATCGCACCCGCGCGCGTCGCGACAATCGGGTCTGCGGCCGGGGTGACGTTGCCCTCGGAGACGTCGCTCGTAAGCAGGACCACCTCGGAGAGAACCCGGTCGACCGCCTTGCTCACGACGTCGTCGAGGACCAGCGCCTCCACGAGGACCCGCACTGCAGCGATCACCCGCGAGAGGCTGTCGACCATGGTCACGACCTCGGACAGCGGCTTGGTCATGACCTTCGAGACCGCGGCGGCCAGGGTCGTCACCTCGAGGAGCGGCGCCTTCGTCATCACCTTCGTCGCGTTGGCCACGAGCGCGACCACATCAGTGAGGATCCGGGTCATGGTCGCCGTCCGGACGTCGACGAGCGCCACCGTCTCCGTGAGCTCCTGGCTGAACGCCCCGCTCGAGAAGAAGAAGAAATAGCGCTCGGCCGTGACGTTGGCGTCGTTCATCGACAGCCGACCCCCATGAGGCTCTGCACCTGACACGCGACGTCACGGAGTGCGAGCATCGCCGAAGCACAGTCGGCGGCCGCGTGCGTTGGATCGCTCGCTGCGGAGGTCGCCTCCGTAGCGATGCGCGACTCGCCGCGCGCGCCCATGGACGTCGCCGCCGTGCCTGTGTTCGCCGTGCTCGTGGTGGTGCTGCCGCCGAAGCCCACATAATCGGCATCAGCGGTGTAGGTCGTGACGTTCGACTCGCAGGCCGTCCCGCGGACGAACAGGTACGGAGCAGAGAGTCCGGTCGCGTCGGTCATAGAGCCGGGATCCGCACCGTCATTGGCGAGCCCGTTACTCCCAGGAGCCAGGGAGACGCTGCCATTTACCGTGATCGTGAACTCGTCGCACGTACCGGCCTTGGCGGGGGTTCCCAAGAAGTCGACGGTAACTGTTCCTCCGGACGTGAGCTGGAAACGAGCTCGCGTGTACCAGATGCTGGCACAGGCACCGTTGCGAACGACGGAGGTCTGCATGTTGCAGAACTCCATGCCCTTCTCCCAAGTGTTCCCAGCGGAGTCCGTCACGCTCGTGAGCTGACCGTTGTCCCCGTCCGTCGTACCGGTCCCGGTCTCGTCGTGGGCGATCACGCATACACCGACGTTCCCGGCCTCCAGCGTCGCGGTCGTGGTGAAGACGATCTGGCTGTCCTGGGTGGTCTCGTTGCCAACGGCGAACGTGCCGACACGGGCCCACGTAGCCCACGCCTGAAGTGGTAGCGAGACCAGAGCGAGCGCCAGAAGAAGGCGTCTCACGGGGTCTCGATTACGAAGCCGATGTTTCCTGAAAGCTGCGTCGCGGCTGACGTGATGATGCACAGGCTGTCCTGAACGGTCTCTGTGCGCCCGATCTCGAATCCGGCACCGCCGAGCACGATCCCTCCGCCCGCCGGGAAGTTGAATCCTTCTGCAGCAGTGACCCCGCCAAAGACGCCAGCCGAGGACGTTCCGCACGTAGCGCCGGTCCCGGCGATGAGGGTCACGTTGTTGGCCCCGGCCGTGAACAGGACCAGCGAACACACGTAAACGTGCTGGCTCGCCACTCCCGTTGCGAGCAGCACCGTCGTAGCGGTGACGATGTCGATCGGGACGAATGTGATGTTCTCGTTGTTGCACTTGCTCCCAGCGTTCCGCACGACGAGGCCGCGGGCGGCAGTCGCTGGCGCAGAGATCGCCGAGTCGATCTTGTTCCCGGCGCTGTCTGTCAGATACGCGGACGAGACGTTCAGGCTGGCCAGAGGCGTCGACGTCGGCAGGATCTTCACCGTCAGGGTGGCGGCCCCGGTCAGGGCGGGATTCAGCCGGATCCGCACATGCGTGAGACCCGGCCAGGAGCCCAGGAAGAGCGCGTTGCCCGCGGCGACCGCGTAGTTGTTTCCGACCAACGGCTGAAGTGGCGCGGCGGCGCTATGCACGACGGCGATCAGGGCGTAGACGTAGGTGCTCCCACCGTCGTCGCTGCCCTCGAAGTTGATCGTACCGGCGGAGAAGGAGCCGCCGGTTACGTTTGCCGTCATCGTGACGTTGGAGTAGCCGAGCGCTCCGGTCGCCTGGACCAGCGTCGTGTTAGAGCCCGTGGCGCTCGTCCAGGCAGCAGAGGCCGACGTGGTGGGCCTAGCGTCGCCGGTCAGCAGGTTCCGCGAGCTATCCGTGCGGAGCGTCTGCACGTTTCCGGCGTCGTCCTTGCCGGCGATCATCACCGGCGCGGTGACTGCGGGCTGTCCGTCGGGGACCGGTCCGGCCACGGGGATCGGGTTGTTCATCACGATCACGCCCGGCGAGGTGCTCGCGGTCGTAGCCGCCATCGAGATGTTCGCTGTCCCGGAACCAACGATCACGACACTGAGACGCAGCCGGAAATACGAGAACCCGCCGACCGGGACGTGCATCTCGAGTGGGTCCTGGTTCAGGTTGAAGCCAGTCGACACCGTGTTGTAGAAGTCGAGCGAGCCGTGGCACGAAGCGAAGATCAGGTTGTCGTGGGCGCACTCGAAGAGCGTGGTGCCCTGCGTGATGTCCACGCCCGGGTTCGTGACTCGGAAGATGATCGCTACAGTCGAATATCCGCGTACGTCGAGATACGGGGTCGCCGCCGGCAGCGTCGTGTTCACGCCTGTCGCACTCGTCCAGGCCGCCGTCATGGAGTCCGTGGTCCGGTGAATCCCTTCTACGACTTGGTCCCCGTACCGGCCGAAGCGCTGGGCGTATGCTGGCCCGGCGACCAGGAGAGCGAGAGCGACGAGCAGAAACCTCTTCATCTCAGGGGACCTCGAAGTAAGAGCCCATGGCGCGCGGTGCGGTAGTGGTGTGCGCGCCATCGATCGCGACCTGGTAGCTCTCGTCGGTCGTACCGAGCACGAACGGGTAGGTGATCGTCAGCCAGCCCTTCTCGCCCGCCGCAAGCACGAGGCCACCGGGGAGCGGAATGTCGATCGACCCCGCCGTCTTGTGGAACCGATGCGAGAACGTGTGCAGGGCGGTGTCGAGGTTCTCGACCCAGCACGAGAGCACCTCGCGCTTGTTGCTGCCGGTCGGCGCGCCGACGACGTTGATGAACGTCGCGCCTGTCAACGTGATCGTGCCGCCATTCGCCAGCGTCGCCATGCCGCCCTCCGATCAGTCGACGTCCACTTTCCACCTGATGAGCAGCGAGTCCCCGTTGGCCACGTTTATCGCCGAGAACACCTGGCGCGCGCCCAGCGTCCCGGCCGACGACGCATTCAGCAGGCAGCTCTCGGTCACGGCGAAGGAACCGGTGAAGTTGTAGGTCACCTCGACCTGGGCCGTGTCGTTCGTGACGTCCGTCGTCACCCGCGTCGCTGAACCGTTGGCTCGCGCTCCGCCGTTCGTGGAGATTTCCGTCTGACAAGTAGTGTCCGCAACGTTCGCGGCGGTCACACCGGTCCCGATCGCGATCCACGTGAAGGCCGCCTCACCGCCCGATCCGTTGATGCGCGATGCCACGCCCGCGGCGCCGGCGTTCGTGACGAGGTTGTGGATGTGGCGCTCGGTCTTGATCCGGCCCGCGCGGTCCTTCGCGATCAGGTCGATGTGGCCGTGGAGCTTGACCGGCTCTCTTCCTGCCGACGGCGGCTGGTCCTTGACGACTTTCCCCCGGCCCCCACTGAGGATGCTCGGGTCATACGTGCAGCCGCCGCTGGCGAGCAGCAGGGCAGCAATGGCGACCAGGATCTTGAGACGCTTCATTTCCCATCCTCCGTGCCGACCGTTTCCTCGAGGGTCAGCTCGTGCTTCTTGCCCCCGGTTGGCGGGGTTGCCGGCGGGGTTGCCGGCGGGACCGTGACTTGATCGAGAGCGCGTCGGCGCAGCAGCTCGGCGATGAGCCGGAGGACGATCGTCGTCCGCCCGGGAGGGGCCTTCGCCAATTCCCGCTTCTGCAGGTCCTCGAGCTCGGCGTCGGTCAGATCTCTCATCGTGGCCTTGTGGGTGACGGGAGAAGCAGCGCCATGGAGAGGGCGACGAGGGACGTCGGCGAGCCCTTCCGGAGCTTGGCGCCGGCCAGGAGCCTGATACCCTTGGCCACCGGCGTCGGCTTCTCGTTCAGCCAGTTCTGGAACACGACCGGGGTGGGAGTCGGGCCATCCTCGACCCACACGGTCGCGCAGATCTCCACGCCGAGCGGTTCGCCGGGCTTGGCCCACCCGGCAGCGAAGCACCACACGGTGGCCCCGATCGGGATCAGCTGGCCTGGGCCTGGCAGAGCTATCTCCTTGTGCATCTCCTTTGCCCCGCTGACGGACCCGTGGTAGTTGCCGATGACGACCCGGTGCGCGCCGTCGATGGTCGTCATGACGAGCTGGCAGAGGAGTTCATGGACCGACGCCTTCGCGGCGGATTGGAAAGAGAGGCCACGCGCGACCGCGCCGGCGGGGAAGGTGGCGGCCGAGATCCCGTTGCTCGCGGGCGCGGATGGCCCGGCGGAGATCCACGGGATCCGGCCTGGAATCGGGTGCCACTCGGCGTTCAGATGGACCGGCTTCAACGTGCTCATCGTGGCCTCTCGCCCGCCTTCTCAAGCGCGCTCACCGCGTCGCCGTCCTCGTTGAACAGCCGTTCGAGGGTGCCGAAGTCGATCAGGAAGTGGCCGGGCCGCACGTGCGCGCGGACCCATCGACCGGTCGCGGCCGCATTCCAGTCCGGGCCCCAGGAGTTGACGGCCAAGGCAACGCCGCGCTTCATGTCGACCCCGCGCAGCAACCACTCGTGGCCGCCGGCGATCGGGCTCGTCGAGCCGATCTTCACGAAGCCCTCCGGCGTCGGCTTGAACATGGACCGATACCAGTTGGTCCCGATCATCACCGGCCCGCGCGTGAGGACCCACAGCAGCGCGTCGCGCATCTCGGCCGCCCAGAGGTACTCGCTGATCAGGCCGCGCTTCTCGATGGCCTTCGCGACGCCGGTCCCGCTCGAGCCGGCCTGGAGCTTCTGGTTATCGGCCTCCGTCGACTCGATGTCGTTCTCGAGGTACTCGTCAAAGAGCACGACCTCGCGGTAGAGCTGCCACGGGTTTAGGAAGCCGCGGTGCCGGATCGGCGCGGCGTGGATCATGTGTGCGCCGGCGTGCGCGGTGCACGTCGCGGTCTTGCCCTGGTCGAGCGGTTCGCCGAGGAAGTCCCACGTCTTCAGGTCCGGGACCGGGAGGGTCGGCGGGGGCTCGGCTAGTAGCCGCCGCATCGGGTGTGCGGAGTTGCGTCTGTCGATCGACGGGAGACGGCCGAGGCCTGGCATCAGCACTCCCTCCACACGCCGCGCTCGAGGTAGCCGTGCCAGACCGTCGTGCCGCCCTCATCCTCCGACGTGATCAGGATCGACGGCGACACCGTGATCGTCCCGTCTTCGTGTTCGGTGACGGTGTGGTTCGCGAGGCCACCGAGATTTCCCTTCGGCGGGCGTGCATGCCAGATACCGCGGACCTTTCCGTAGTCGCCCGGGGCGAAGCTGCTGTCGTCTGGCCGGCGACGGCCGATCATCGGTTCTTCCTCCGGCTACGTCGGCTCCGCTTCGCACGCTGAGCACGTCGGACATGCGCATTCCGTCTCTTCGACTCCCGCGGCCGGCTGTGCCGTACCGCACGCGGGATATCGATGGCGACCTCGACGGTCACGGCTTCTCCGTCGCATTGGAGCCCGCGCCTCCGCCGGGCGGCGCCTTCGCCGCGGTCACGGCAGCCGGTGCCGCCCTCGTGAACCCGAACACGCCCGCGGCCGACGTAGACACCGCGATCCAACCTGCGAAGTAGGCGAAGGCCTGGGTGCGCTCGAACGTCCCGACGGAGTAGCCCCAAAAGGCCACGCCGAAGAGCGCCAAGCCGAGGACGGCGACCGGGCCCCAGGTGTCCCGCAGGCCCGCCCATTTCAACAATTGCACGAGGGCAACGACGGCCGCCGATACGCTGATGATGGCCTGGCCGTCCATCAGTCCGTGTCCTCGGTGTAGCGACGGCCGAGCTCTGCCATGAGCGCGTCGGCCCAGGCAACGGCCGCCCGCGCGTTGCTTTGCGGATCCATCTCCACGACCGAACCGCGGGTGGCCGTCGCGAATCCGGCCAGGATGTCGAGGGCGTAGCGTTCCCTGGTCAATGCCCGAGTGTCTCGTTTCGGCCGCGGCGGCGGCGGCATCAATGGGGCGCCCATCAGGGCTTCCGCTCCGCGAGCATCTTGTCGACGCGCTCATCGCACGCCTTCCGGCCATCCGCCTCGGCTTGGTTGAGACTCCTGGCCATCGAATCCGTCGCGGCGCTTTCGGTGACGAGCTTCGCCTCGCACGCCGCGAGCTTCTCCGTCACCTCCACAGGCGTCGGCTCACGACGCGCGAGAAAGACGCCGGCCCCCACCCCCAGGAGGCCGGCGAGGACCCAATGGACCCACGGTGCAAGCCGCTTCATCGTTTCTCCTCGCCTCCGACGGTCGCGTTCCACGCGGGGCCGCACTGAACGTCCGGCGTGTAGTCGCCGCCGAACACGACGCCGTAGGCCGCCGGTTCTCCGCCGACGCGGACGACTACCTCGTAGCGCCTGAGCAGCACGGCCAGCGCCACGCGCCAGCCCTTGGGTCGGATCGTCGAGCGAATGAACGGATCGTCGATCGTCTGCCCGGAGATTTTCGTGAGCGGGCCGTGGCGCCCCTGCATTCCTTCGCTGATCGTCACGTGGTACTGGCCGCAGTTGTCCTTTCTGGCCGTGTCCGCGATGGTCTCGGCGACCGACGGCAGCAACGGCTGGAGCGCCTGGTTGAAGGTGTACACCTGGAGGAAGACGTCGGCGCCGGAGCCGATCCGCTTCCGCTCTTCGGCGGTGAATCGCCAGCGCGTCATCACGCGGCCGTCGGCGTGCTTCAGCGAAGGCAGCGGCAGATACTCTGGCTGGTCCTTGGCATAGACCACCGGGGACCAGCCCTCGAGCTCGAGGTCGACTGCGACAGGCTCCACGGCCTACGCCCCGCGACCCACGCGCAGGAACTCGATCGGCGTCCCGTCGCGCAGCGTGAGCGGGACGACGGCCGGGCCCTCGCCGTCATCGTAGTCGGGCCCGACGATCCGCGGATTCATGATCTTGATCCCCTGCCCCGGGTCGGTGCGTCCTCGGAAACGCGGGCTGCAGCCCTTGTTCGCCTTGCGGTACTCGCGCGAGATGTCGACGGACCACTCGCCGTGTCCCGCCTGGTCCGGATCGGGCCCGGCCTCGAAGAGTGGCGAGCAGGGCGCGATGTCGGGCTGGCCCTGGTCGTTGGCCGCGGCCGACTTCGCGGTGTCGTTGGGCGGCTCTTCCCACGACGGGTCGTTGGGGCCGAACGCCTTCCCGTTCTGATCCTTCGGCGTGAAGTCGGTCTCGAAGCGGATGTCGTCGACCTGCTTCTGCTTCAGCGGCGTCCCGCTGTCGTCGCCGGCGAGCCACCGCAGGCTCGCCTCGCCCACGCGCGGGCCGAGCGGTCCGCCGACGGTCGCGCCGGTGAGGATGTAACGGCCGTCGCGGATGAACCGCAGTTCACTCGGCGGCTTCGGCGGTTTCACCGGAGGCGCGGGCGGGACGGGCGGCGCGCCGGGCTCGGGAACGGGCACGGGTACCGGAGCGGGCGCGGGAGGCTTCGGTCCGAACTGCCCCATCACGAACGCAATCAGCAGCGCCCACTGCTCGGGCGTCAGCGACAGGCCGCGGACTGGCGACGCGCCGCGCCGCTTGCGCTGCCGCTCGAGGATGTCCTCGACCATGTCCTCCGCGCGATTTACGATCTTGCGCTGCGCTGGATCGCGGACGTCGAGTCCCATGAGCTTCGCGAAGTCGACGCCCTTCGTCGCCGGCGCTGCCGTCGCGCGATTCGTGCTGGCCTTGGCCTTCTTCTTCATCACGCCTCCTTCAAGATTCGCGAATGAACTCGAACCTCGCCGCCGACGCCCCGTCCTTCCGGAACTCGGCACCGAGCATCACGGACCACGTTCCCTTCCCGTCCTTGTCCAAGACGCGGAGCCCTACCGCCAGCGTGGCCACGTCCTTCTGGACCGTGACGTTGGCGCGGAAGCTGGTCCTGTCGGGCGGGAACTTCTCGATGTGCCGGTCGATAAGATCGGCTATCGACTCGCCGCTGCCGAGGAGCGTGCGGAAGAAGCCGGGGACCGGGCGGTGCAGCTCGTAGAGCTTCCCGGCGGCGTCGGCCCGGAAGTAGCGGTTACTCACCGTTTGTTCTCCAGAATGTCGAGCCGCATACCGCTCATCGCTGCGAGGTCCTCGACCCTGCCGAGCCGGACGTGGTCACTGTCGTACTTTGAAAAAAGAGTCTGTGTGTCGCGCGTCAGGACTGCGATGCGCTCGCTCAGATCGCTGATCCGACGGAGCTCGCGCGCCAGGTCATCGAGGGAATCCTGGGACGGGATCCTCCTGAGAGCCTCGTTCACGTCGCTAAACCATTTGGGTTCTGGGATTCGCTCGACACTGGCCAGGATTCGGTTCAGCTCACGCTTGCCGAGCATGGTCACGAGTCCCAAGAGCAGCACTCCGGCGACGAGCGCCGTGCCGTTGATCTGCTGGGTGGCTTCCGCGATCTTGTCCATCAGACCGCCCACTCGTCGCTCGGTTCAGCGTCGGCGCAGGAGAGGCCCTCGACCACGCGCTCAGCGTTCTCGATCACGTCGGGGCTTTGCGCCGAGCTCGCGCAGGATCTCGATCTGGTGGACGACCGTCTCGATCCCTCGGGTCGAGGCGGTGCGGTATCGTGGTTGCACGGCGCGGGGTCGTGCCAATAACAAGAACGCTCCATCAGGCGGTCCCCACGCGCCCGGCTCTCGCGTATGCTTCGGCATGCCGAATCCACGCCCACTGGTCGAGCGCTTCTGGGAGAAGGTCGACCGTCGCGGGCGGGACGAGTGCTGGCCGTGGAAGGCGTCGACGTGCGGCCTGGGTTATGGCCACATCGACAACGGCGGCCGGGCCGTCCTGTCGCACCGGTTGGCGTGGAGATTCGCGAACGGTCCTATCCCGAAGGGCCTCCTGGTTTGCCACCACTGCGACAACCCGCCGTGCTGCAACCCGGCCCATCTGTTCCTTGGGACGAAGGTCGACAATGGACTGGACATGTCCCGGAAGGGACGACAGCACCGCGTCTCGCTCCCCGGCGAGATCAACCCGCGTGCCAAGCTTACCGAGGAGAAGGTGGCCAGCATCCGGCGTCTGGCCGGCGGGCTCTCGCATGTCGACATAGCCCACCTGTTCGGCGTGGACCGATCTACGATCTGGGGCATCGTGAACCGCGAATACTGGAGTTCCTGACCGCTCGATCACGAGACGCCCCGTCGATCCGCCCGCGCGATCTCGCAGTGCTCCGCGACGCGGTCCACGTAGGCGCGGAGCCGGATGTCCCCGTTCACGATCGCGTCCCCGGTCGGCCCGCCGTTGTACCTGGCCAACGCGCGCACCAGCAGCTCCTGCTCGGTCTCGTGCGGGTGCTGGTGGTAGACCGCCGCCCGCTCCGCCGTGAGGATCCGCAGCCCGAGCGCGATGTTGATCTGCGGCAGGAACAGGAACCCGAAGCGCATCGGCGTCCCGGGCGGGACCCCACAGAGGACGCGAGCATTCGTCCCCATGACCTGCATGACGCCGTATGAGGCGTCGTCCTCGAGCTCGCCGTCGTCCTGGTCCGCGACGTCTGGATCCTTCGCGGCGTCCGTCCTGGTCGCGCGGTCCTGGTGTGGCTCGTAGCGGCGCGCCCGCGGATTCCCGGCGCTCTCGCCGAGGATCAGGCCCTCGAGGAGCTCGCCCGGCGTGAAGCCGCGGCCGCGGTACTGGAAGGGAGGGAGCGCGACCATGCCAGCCGCGGCGTCGATGAAGGCGCGGAGGCGGGGCTCGGCGGTGCGCAGCTCGTTCACTCAGTTCCTCGAGGTGTCCGGAGGGCGGCCTGGTGCCACCCCCCGGACGGGTGAAGCAGTCAGCAGAGCAGCGGGAACCGGACAGCGGATGGCCGCGCGTTGTAGTCGAGCAGCAGCACGAGCGCGATCCGTCTACCGACACCGGAGCTGGCGCTCTCGTACCTCACGGGCTGGAAGGGCGTGGCGAAAAATTCGGGGGGCGCGAAGGCCTCGCCCGTGACTTCGATGGGCGCGAGCGTCGCCGGCGACAGGTCCGCCGGATGGCTCGTGAGCGCGATCGGAGGGCCGGTGTCGACGGCCATGATCACGGGCGCGAAGAGAGAGGCGAAGGCGATCAGCAGGCACAGGGCACAGAGCGCGAGAACCAGGAGGTCCCTCGCGCGTCGAAAGTTCGTCATGCGGTGAGCTCCTTTAGGCAAAAGAAAAAGCCCCGGGCGCCGCGAGTGGATCTGATCTCGCGACATCCGAGGCTCTGAACTCTGGCCGGGGTCTCAGCCCGGCCTCAGGACCGCCCGCTTCGCTACCGTCCGCGGGCCCGAAAGCGTCTAAGCGTGCGCTTTCTAACCGCTACGTGTCAAGAATACTCCGTTCAGCCGTCCGACCAGTCGTAACGCCGCCAGACCTTGACGCCGAGGACGCAGCCCGTCAGCTCGTCCAGCTCGAGGACGATGTTGATCTCGCGCGGCGCGTGCTTTCCTGCCTTTGCGCGGCGTTTCAACTCCTCGATGACCGCGACCAGGTGCGCGAGCCCGGCCCGCGGGATCTCCTCGGCGACGCGGTCGGAGATGGTCGGCGCGCTCAGCGGTGCGCCCTCCGCATCCAGAGCCCGCGCCGACGGTAGCGGCGTAGGTACTCGAACCGGCGTATGGCGGCATCGAAGCCGCGGATCGCTGCGACGTAGTGCGCGGCCGCTTCCCCGAGACGTCGGAACGCGATCGCGAGCCGCCCCATCTGGGACACGATGAGCGCCGGCGGCAGGCTATCCACGCTCGGCCTCGGCCTTCAGTCGCTCGCGCACGTCGTCGTCGATCATGGACGAGCCTTCCGCCTCCTCGGCCCCATCTATCTCGCGGTAGGCGTCGCGCGCGAGCTGGCGCAGCCGTCGGACCTCGGCCACGAGGCGGTCGATCGCTGATGGCCACCGGTCGCCCTCAACCCCCAGCAGCCTCGCCTGCGAGATTAGCTTCGGGGCCGTGCGGCTGTAGTCGCGGTAGATCTCGAGGTCGCGCTCGATCTCGGCCAGTTCGTCGTCGGTGAGCGGCTTCGGCTCGTCGGTCATGGCTTCCCCTTCCAGTCCACCGGCGCCAGCGGCGGCTCACATATAGCACGCGCCGCGGCCAGGTTGTCGAGGCAGACGTCGAGGCGCACGTCCGTGTCCTCGCGCAGTTTCTTCTGGTCCCAGGAGTACAGCGCGGCAGGTCGCCAGCGCATCGCCGCTATCGTGTGACCGGCGGTGAAGGCGATCGCCGCGACGGTGGCCAGGAGGAAGAGCAGCGCGGCGAGGGAGAGCTTCATCGCCGGTTGATGGCCGTCGTGGCGCCGATGCGTTCCTCGCTCTCCGCGCGAGCCTTCTTCGCACATTCCGGGCCACGCCGGCGAGGGCCAGCCGCGCCTGTCATGAGCTCGGCGGCAGAGAATGCCTCGCTGGGTGCCGTCCGGTCCTCGTCTCATCGCGACCCTCCACGGGTTTACGGGTTTTTACTGGTCAACGGTTCGCTCTGGGATAGAGCTCGGGTTCGCACCCACGCCTCCTCGCTCGGCCCCTCGGGACGCTCTCCCAACTCTGCCGTGACGTAGGGCCAATGCCCTTTCACGTTCAGGCCGCACGTGCCGCCTGCGCACGTCATGCATGATCCGCTTGTATTCGACAGGCGAGCCCAACAGCATTGGCAGATCATCCCCTCTCCCCCTTCGGCTTCGTGCTCAGCGCCCGGATTGCCTCGGCTGATTCGGTCAGTGCTGTCACGCGGTCGTTGAAGCCACACCGCTCGACCTCTCGCGCCGCCTCCTCCAGCCCCGCCTTCCTGCCCTCCTCGCGGGCCTGGGCCACTTTGGACAACAGATACCGCGCATGCTCCAACCACACGCCAGCCGCATAGGCTGGTCCCGGCCAGTCCCTCAGCGGCTTAGCGAGATCGTCAAATTCATAGTCACACTCCGCACAGATGCAGCCCGATCCATGAAGCTCTTTGCCTACCGGCTGGCGGTTCCAGTGTGCTTGGTTGCATTGATCGCAGGCATGCATGTACGGTGCCTCATCGCTGTTGCTCACCGGGGGCTGGCTCACCGGCTCCCGATCCCACGGCGTCTTGCCATAACAGAGGCGCCCAACGCTCTTGCACGCTGGGCAGGGCTCGCTCTCGTCAGCCGCCGGAGGGGCCTCCCCCACCCTCGTCTCGATCAACCATCGCTCACAGGTGCACGTGCCGCAGAACATGGCTACTGGCGTCTTGTCCTCGCGCACGCGATAGAGCATCGAGCAGCGGCACGCTGGGCAAACGTCGTATTTGTCGATGAAACCACCAGTCGCAACGTAAATCCACGGAAGCATGGCCTCATAACCGGGCGTGCCCCCGCTCTTGGGCTGGTCCGCGCTCACCGGCTTGTCGTTGCTCATCAGACCTCCTCCACCTCGAGCCCTTGGCAGGCCAGGACGAGGCGCTTCTTGATCGCGAACACTGGGGTCCGGTATCCCTTCGGGTCGTGGATGCGCTTCCGGCCGTGCTCGTCCAGGAACGTGTAGTCCGCGATGTAGTCGCAGACGTGGTGCCGCGCGCGGCGGAGATCCTTCACGAGCCGCTCGAGCCGAACGCGATCGCCGGCGCCGACGACCCAGCCTTCCGGATCGACCGACATCTCGAACTCGATCCCGCCTTCGAGGAACTCCAACAACGCCTCCACCGCCTGGGTCGAGAACACGTCCAACCGGAACCGCTCCTGGTACTGGAGCTCCGACAGGAGTCCGGCGTTCCGCATCGCGAGGAGGACGGGCTCGTGCGCACGCTCGCGCTTCGACTGGAAGATTCGGCCGGTGCCGTGCTTGGACGCTTCAGGGACGTTCTTGAACTTCGATGCCGAGGGCTCTACTCGCTCCCGGCACACGAGGCATCGGGAGTGGCCGACCGGCCGGTCCTCGTTGCACTTCGTGCAGAAGGCGACGCGGATCTTCGCCTGGCGGTTCATGGGGTGCGCTTCCATCCGTGACCCCTTCGGGCCGTGGGTCCTCCCCCGAGGTGGTATCCAGCGCAGGCACGGCAGGGGAACACGTCGAGTTTCGAGCCGTAGGGTAGGTGGGCGCGCGCCTTCATGGCCTGCTCGCGGGTCTCGTACCGGATCTTCCCGCCGCACCACGGGTGCGCCTTCGTGGCCGTCGTGCTCACCGGCGCCTCGGTGGGAGGGGGGCGATCGAGCGGCCTTCGGCCTTCATGGCGTCGAGCTCGGAGCGGATCCGGTCGATCTGGTACCCCATGAGTACCCACTGGCGCATCTCCCGGCGGTCGCGGCGGGTGGGTCGGAAGCCGATCTCGACGGCATAGACCCTGGCCGCCTCGGCTCTGGCGGTGACCTCCCGCCGTCCGTGGCCGTTGCCTCCCGGTCCGGTGTGTTCGAGGTCTGGAGGGAGATCGAATGGCCCCCCTGCGTCAGCAGGAGGGGTCGGGGGGGTATTCGTTACCGGAGGGATCCGCAGAACAGCAGGAACAGCAGAACAGGTACTTGGTATATGCCTATCTTTATGTATAGGCGTAGACCTACCCTTAGACTTACGCGCCAGCATAGCCGTCTCGACGAACCGGCAACTCCTTCTGTGTGTATGGCTTGAGCCTGGAGAGTCCGGGCATCGGTGGTAGCGACGCTGGGACTCTGCCGCCCCCATGTAGTTCGTCCACTCGGCCCAGACGGCGCCTTCCGCGAGGTAAAGCGTGAGCAACCCGTGCTTCTCGTACAGGGCCAGCCACCGGGAGACCATTTCCTCCGTCACTTCATTACGCTGCTCGTAGGCGTCGCCGAGGATGGCGCGGGGGCTCAACTTGAACCGGCCCCAGTCGTCCCCGACGCCGGCCATGAGCCAGGCGTACTCGGCGACGGCCTGTGGGTTCTCATCGTGAACGGCCGCGAGCTTACCGCTCTGGTAGAGGCGCTTCCCCTTGACGATGGCCATTCAGGCGGTCTCCTGTTGTGACACTCGAAAAAGCCGAACAACCGTCACGTCGTGGCGCGCGGTGGCGTTCAAGATGTGGGAAGCGTCGAGAGTCATGTCCTGAGTGGCCGCACCTTGAAAAAGGGTGGCTCGCCGAGCTCCGGGACGTCGGCCATCAGGCGGCGAGAGAGTCGGCTCGTGATGTGGTCGTTGATCTTGTAGCCGTCCGCGTCCGGGCCCACACGCACGCCGGCATCGAAGCGGATCGCGTGGCAGATAGCGTCGATGCTGTAGTGGTGGTACCCGCGCCCCTTCAGGAGTAGGGCGCGCCGTAGTGCCTCGCGGTAGACCGTCTTGCCATCGTCGGAGGTGAGCCACGCCTCGAACTCCTGCTGCGGATCGAGCGGGCGGCGCGGCCCGCAGGCGATCTCGGCCGGCGTGAAGTCGAGGGAACCCTGCTCCATGGCCTTGGGTCAGTGCGGGTCTTTGGGTCCGAATACGAATGGGGCGGGCGTAGCTCGGGCTAGGGCCATGCCCGCCCCACCGTCCGCGCATCGCCCAGGATTGGGCGGTCGCGTCTGTGCCGGTTCCTCCGGCCCGTCGTTGTACTTGTTGAGGCAGGACGTGCGCCCACAGAGAGGATGGCGCGGACCATCTCGGCCCGAGAAGAGGATCGGGCGCTCGCGCACGCCGGCCGGCGCGGTGCTCACGCCGGTAACTCCATCGCGAATGACCCGTCCTCCTCGCGCACCCTGGTCATGGCGTGGTGGCGCCCGTGCTCCGACGCCGTCAACCGCTCAAGGTTCTCCAGCCGGTTGTCGGTCTTGTCCTCGTTCTTGTGGTGGACCAACTCGCCGGGACCGAGCGGTCCGTTGGCCGCGACCCATACGATGTCGTGCTCGTAGGCGTAGCCGTTCCCGAACGCTAGGGGGTGACCAGCTCCGACCCGGACGAGGACGTAGCCGTGAGACGAGAGCATCCGCCCCTCGTTCCACCGTCCGTTCGCCGCGCCTCGCGCGTGGTTTCCGTGCCGGCCGCGGAGATCCACTCCGATCGACTCCGGCCCATACTTCGCGGCCTTCATTCGCTCCCGGTGCCGCCTCTTTCGGGCGCGCGCCTTCTCGGGATCACGAGGCATCGGGAAACTCTCGAATCTGAAGATCAGGCGGAAAGCACTCGAAGTGTCCGCCCTTGGAGTTGTGGACGCAGCGGTTCGACGCGCCTCCCTGTTTGTAGAAGCACGCCACGCCGGCGGCCTTACACTGCCTGACCGTGGATCGCGCCCACGCCACGTCGAAGGGCCGCGCGCCGGGCCCGCTCTCGCCGCCGACGATGACCCAGTCGAGGATCGGCTCGTCGTGCGGTTCCTCCGGCCGAGAGCAGTCACAGTCGCAGCGGTAGAACCATCCGGTGAAGTCCACGCCAGCGAGCGCGGGCTCGTAGGACACGAAGCGCTTCGCGGCGGGCGTCTGTAGCAGGAGCGGGATCCGCGCGTCGGCCGTGGCCTGGTCCTCGACGGAGGTGCCGAGCCAGACGTTCGGAAGCGGCCACGGTTGGACGTGGCTCAGGTGTCTCTCGTCCTTCGTCCAGAAGCGGTCTTGGTCGCCCAGTGGGCCCGCGAGGATCTTCTCGGCCGCCATGAGCACCTGGTCCTGGCGGTCCTCGCCCTCCGTCTCCGCTGGCATGTCGACCTGTATCTCGTCCACCTTGAAGGTCTGCGCCGCTGCCGGTTGCCAGCGCTCGAGCATGTACGCCCGCATCCGCTCCGGGCGCTTCGTGAGCACCTGATACGTGTGCCATGGCGAGAGGGCCATCACGGCGAAGACCTGGTCGATGGCCTCGTCTGGGAGCGACTCGTGGAAGAGGTCGCTCATGCTGTTGACGAAGATCCGGCGCGGCTTCTTCCAGCGCAGCGGGACGTCGAGCATCTTCGGGATCAACTCCGCCTTGCCGGTCCATCGCGGGCCGTGCGGCGTGGCTTGAGCGAACGCCTTGCCGGTGGTCGGCGAGCGCATCTCCGGAAGGTTCCGCGCCGCCAGCCGCTCCGCGTAGCAGTTGCGGCAGCCTTCCGAGACGCGAGTACATCCCCGCGTCGGATTCCAAGTCGCGTTGGTCCACTCGATCGAGGTCTCGCTCACCGCGTCCGCCTCTCGTATTCCTTGAGGCAGTCCGGACAAGTCGCCTCCCCGTTAATCCGCACCATGAGATTCAGCGCTGCCCGCGGACCCTTCTTCGCGCAGACGGGCGCTTCGCACAGCCATAACCACATGGCGGGCTCCATCTCCGCGAGCTTCATCCGTGCTTGACCGACCACGGCTTGCCGTGGATGCGGGCCCACTGGAGGGCGTTGTCGGTCCCGTGCGTGATGTGGCGGCCGCGCTCCTCGGTGCACGCCTTCTTGTGGCAGTCGACGGCGAAGGCGGCAACGCGATCGCTGGCGGCCACGAGACGACCGTTCCGCTCGTAGGCGCGCTTGCCGAACTCCCGTCGTGACTCCTCGGTGCCGTACTCGGGGAGCCCGACCCGGTCGACGTTGAAGCTGGTCACCTTCCGGCCGGTCGCGAGGCAGTAGTTATAGGCGGTGCGGTCGACGCCGCCGGCGTCCCCCGTGAGGACCTCGTCCTCGGGCGGGGCCACTCCCGACACCGCTCCTTCTGCCGTTCGGGCGTCATGTCGTAGCCTTGCGCTCCGCCATCTCGGCCCCTACCGTGGCCCGATGTGGTCGGCAGTAGTCCTTCTCGACTCGTGGGCTCCACGTGCAGCGGTAGCACATGGGGACGTCGCACGTCTGGCCCGCCTTGGGGCCGGTGAGTGGGAAATCGCAGAGCCGGTTCGACGGGGCGCCGCAGTAGGCGCACTTCTTCGGCCGGCGGCTACCACTGCTGCAGACGATTCCGGTGAAACCGTCACCCTTGATCGGCGTGCAGGGCATCAGCGCACCTTCCTGTACGGATCGTCGCTGTCCCCAACCTCTGGTCGGAAGCGGAATCCTCGCGAGAGGTTCTTCAGCAAGACGCCGATGTCGGCCCCTGGCGAAATGAGGGCCTTGACTTCCGCGTCAGTCGCGTAGCCGATGACGACGTCGTGCAGCAGGCGAGCCTTCGCGATCTCGGACGATGCTGCGATCTTGGTGACGACTACTTCGGCCGGGTCGTAAGCCTTCATCCGATCTAGGTTGTCCTCCTGCAAGATGACGAAGATGCTGTATTCGGTGGCGGAGATGGTGAATGGGATCACGAGCATCACGCGGCCTCCGGAGTGATGCGCCCGTCCGCCACCATCAGACGCACGTCCGCGCGCTCCCAGACCTCCGGTGAGTGCGCCACGAAGAGGCACTGCTCGAAGCCCCCGAGATCCATCGCCCGGCGCAGCATCTCGATGTAGTGCTGGGCGTTCTCGGGGTCGAGGGCGCCGGCGGTCTCGTCACGCCAGAGGGTTCGGTACTGGATGCTGTTCTTGCGTGCATTGAAAATGCTGAGACCCAGGCCGATGGCCTCGGCCACGATGACGCCCTCGCCACCGGACAGGCCCTCGATCTTCTGGTGGGCGATCCCGCGGTCGGCGTCGTACACCCGGATCTCGAACGTCTCTGCGAACTCCCCCGGCGCCGTCTTCTTCTCCCGGAGCGTCTCCAGGTGGACGCTGAACCGCGGCCCGTAGCAGGCCGTCAGGAGGTCGTTGCAGAGGCGGGAGACCTCGGGGCCGGCGGCGTCGATTTCGAGGGCCTGCACGCCATCCCGGCCGAGGGCGCGCTCGAGGATCGTCCAGTCGGAGAGGTGGAGGGCGGCCTCGTCCAGGCCCTTACGCGCCTCCTCCAACTCCTTGCCCATGGTGGCGGCGTGCTCGACGGCGGCGGCCAGTTTCCCGCGGTTCTCGTCGGCGGTGCGCAGGCTGGCCTCGGCACTGCTGCGCTGTCTGGCCCAGTCATTGACCCTGGCGAACTCGATGCCGACGCTCAGTCCGCCGAGGCTCTCGGCCGCCTCGTGCTCCTTCGTCGCGTCCGCGAGCCGCTTCTGGGACTCCCGTAGGCGCTCCTTGGCGGCCTTCACCTTCTCGTCCGCGTCGAGTAGCGCCTCGGTGAGGTCCTGCTGGATGCTGGCCGTCTCGGCGTCGATCTGCTTCCGCAACCCCTCGGCGGCCTGGACGTCCGCCTCGAGCGCGCGGTCGAGGGAGGTCCGCTCGGCGTCGGTCTCCCGCAGTTGCCGCGCCGCGGTGGCGAGGACTTCGGCCAGAGCCGCGGTCCGCTGCGCCGTGGGGATGCGGAACACGATCTGGCCGAGGCGGGCCGCGGCCTCGTCTTCCTCCGTGTGGATCCGCGCTACGCGGTCGTCGAGGGCGGCCGCCTTCTGCCGCGCCTCCTCCGTCTGGGCGATGGTGGCGGGGTCGACCCTCACGTCGGCGATCGCCAGCTTCGCGTCCCGGGCGCCCTTCAGGAGAGGGCATCTCGCCGACAGGTCAACGTTGATCTTGTGTGGTATGCCCGCGGAGGATCCGGCACCTGTCCACGTCAATGACTCCGAGCACGGGGCTTGGTCGATGAGCCCGGCCTGCTTCCGCAGTTCCCGGATCCGCGCGAGGGCCGCGTTCTCCGCGTCTTCGAGGCGCCGCTCCGCCCCGGCGAGTTCCGCCGCCGCCACGTCCTTCTGCTGGTGGAGGGCGGTGTACCCCTGGATCCTGGCCTTGACGCTGGCCTCCTCGGCGCGGAGGTCGGTGATCTCCTGCTCGGCGGCCTGGACCGCGGGGGCCTCGTCCATCGTCTTTCTCAGGTCGTCGACGCGCTTCGAGAGGGCCTTCGCCGCCTCGTCGTGGCGCTCCTGTGCCCGCTGCCGCATCACGTCGGGGTCCCGGCTCCCGATGGCCTGCCGGCGCTTCAGGGCGGTACCTTGGGCCACCGCGCCCAGGGACTCCGCGGCGCTCAGGGCGTCCCGGGCTGCGGCGTACTCGCGCGTGGCGGACTGGCGGGCCATCTCGAGCCGCACAAGCCGCTCCTGGGCGCCCTTGGCGCGCTCCAGTGCCGAGATGGCTGCGGCCTCTTCCTCACGGGCGGTCTGGAGGGCGCCGGCCGCCTTCTCGGCATCCTCCCGAGCGCGCTCGAGCTCGGCGGTCAGGGCCGGGAGTTGCCCCACCTCCTCCTCCCGGATAGACACCTCGCGGCGCAGGGCGGCCAGGGCGGTCTCAATCTTCTGGCGCCGCTCCTTCGCCCGGCCGGCCAGCGCTTCGAGGTGGCCGAGGCCCAGGAGTTCCGCGAACAGCTTCTTCCGCTCGGACGGCTTCGCCCCGATGAGGCTGCCAACTTTCGACTGAGCCGAAAAGACGCTCGCGAGGAAGAGGTCCTCCGTGCCGAACAGCCGCCGAATCTCCTTCTCGTAGTCGTCCGCCTTCCCGTTGGTGACCGGCTCCCCGTTCCGGAACACGTACCCTTCGGTCTTCTCGCGCGCGGCGTCCACCTGCAGGCGGACCTTCAGGAAGTCGGGGGGCGAGCCGCCGTCCACGAAGTCCGCCTCGATGAACGAGTCCCCGTGCGTCCAGTTGTAGAGGGACCCCGGGCGGGTCGGGAACGCCTTGTAGAGGAGTGCGGGGGTCGCTTCCAAGGCGGTGCTCTTGCCCGCGCCGTTGCGCCCCACGAGCGCGATGAGCCCCGGGCCGAGTTGGTCGAAGTCGATGCGGACCGGCTCCCCGTTGAAGCGCGTGAGCCCGGCGAACGCCAGCTTGCGGAGCCTCACGACCGGTTCTCGGTGAGCGGGATGCTGTGGCGGATCATGGGCGCGACGTGCGTGGGCGCCTCGGACTGGTACGTTCGGTAGCGCTCCTCGTGCCCTGATGCATCGCAGTCCGTGCGGCGGCACCGCACTGCTTCGAGCGTGCGCACCTCGTAGAGCCCAGGCTTGACCATCCGGTACTCGTGAGCCTGAGGCTCGTCCACCATGACGGCCCACGAGTGGAGACCGATGACACAGAGGGGGTTACGCACCTGACGCCTCCCGCTCGATCTCGTCGAGCTTCTCGTTCAGCCGCTCCACCGTCGCCGGCGGCAGGACCTCTCCCTTCGCCTCGAAGTACGAGGCGACCTTCTCCTGCGTGGTGCGGGCCTCGGCGATGCTCGCGCTTCGGACGTGCGCCTGGTGCTCGACGACGACCTCGAGCTTCACGTCGGCGGCGCCCGCCTCTTCCAGCAGTTTCCGGAGCGCGCCCTCGTCGATGCTCCCGAGGTCCTGCGATCGGACCTTGTAGCGGAGACGGACGAGGGCCCCCGCGAGGCTCAGCGCGCTCGTGTCAGTACCGAGCACGTCGGCCGTGTCGCCGGTGGTGAAGTCAGCTTCGAGGAGAACGATCGCGCGCGCGGGCAACTCGCGGAACTCGTTGCTCACGAACTTGCCCGCATCATCGAAGGTGACGAGCCGCCATCCCTTCTGCTCGGGCTCTCCGAAGTTGTGGCGGATCGGGCTCCCGGAGTAGGCCACGCGCCCGTCCATCCACTCCTGCGTCTTGTGGACGTGACCCAGAGCAGCGTACTCGGCACCGATCTCCTGAATGGCGTAGGGCGAGAGTTCCACCGTCGTTCCCTGGATCACCTGGCCCGTGCTCATGACGGAACCCTGGACCATCGCGTGGGAGACGAAGATGGGGATGAGCCCTGCGTTGCGGACGCTGGCGGCCTCGGTGCGGAAGCCGATCAGGAGGTCCTCGGCGGTCTCGATCGTGGCCCGGCGCGTCGTCTCCGTGTCGACCACGGCGTCGAGGCCGGCGACGAGGTGCGCCTTGTCGAACCACGGCAGGGCCAGCATGGCGAACGGGCCCATCCGCGTTGACGTGCCGGGCCGGGTGGGCCGGTCCACGATCACGATGGGCGAGTCCGTCTGCAGCATGTTGAAGAGCGAGAGGTCGCCCGCGATGTCGTGGTTGCCCTTCACGCCAAACACGGGGGCGATGTCTGATGCGCTCATGAGGAAGCTGGCCAGGGCGATGCGGTCCGCCGGCGTGGAACGGCGGTCGAAGAAGTCGCCCGCGTGGACGATGGCGTTGACCTTCTCATCGGCGGCCTGCTCGATGAAGGCGTCGAGGACGCGGGCGAGGTCCTGCGGCCGGCGCTGGTCGCAGAAATGGGTGTCGGAGATGTGGGCGAGGCGGATCACTTGGAGCCGCCCGGGGTTGCCGCCGCCCACTTCGCGCGTACCTCGTCCGCCGTGAGGGTGGGCCAGCGCGGGATGCCGAGGCTCTTCAGCGTCTTGTGCGCCTCGTAGTCGAACGTGCGGCTCGGATAGCAACTCTCCGGGCACCGGATCACGCCGCCGAGCTTCGCCTTCGACTTCTCGGCGTCGCCCGGGGTAACCTCACGCTGACAGCCGCAGGCGCAACCGCATACGACGAGGCTCGGCGTGTCGAAGTCGGGCAGTTCCTCGTCGAGCGGGGCACTAGTCTGTTGAATCTCGGCGTCCTTCTTGGGTGGCTCCGCTGCCTTGGTGGTGGTCGGCGGTGGCGGTGGCGTCTTGTCGCCGTTCGCTTCCGACAGTTCCGGCACCGTGACCATCGACCGCTCTGCCGGAGGGAGCGCACCGAAGAGGCGACCCTCGTTGGCGAGCGTCTGCTGGATGGCGGCGCGCTTCTGGTCGGGGTCGCTGATGTCCCACACCTGGACGAGCTTGGGGACGATGAAGGGCTTGCGCTTGAGGTCGCTGACGTTGTAGCTGCCCAGGATCGCGAACAGATTGCGCACGGCGGCCTCGATCGCGAGCGTCTGCACCTTGGCGTTGAGGAAGTGCCGGTCGATGGCGAGCCGTGCCGGGCTCATCCCTTTGATCTCGTCGGAGCCCTCGGACAGGTCGAGGTCGCGGTGTCCCGGGTACTGGCGCATCGCGCCGTCGAAGTCCTGGTGGTACAGGATGGCTTCGTAGTCGCGGTAGTGCGGGCGCGACTGGTCATCCTGACGGCGCAAAACCGGATTCGCGCCCGCCGCGGCCAGCAGCGCCAGCAGACCGCCCTTGCCCAGGGAGACCACGCCCTTCTTGACGTCGCCGTGGTACTTCTTGCTGAAGTAGCAGTGCGGGCCGTGGCCGCTGTATTCGTCGACCATCGCAATGGTCGGGTCGATCCAGACCGACCGAAGGCTGATCTGGTGGAAGGGTTTGACGAAGTCGACGCGCGCCACGGGAGTGAGGACGAAAGCGGCGTCCTCTGTCCGGAGTCGCTCGAGGATTTGCGAGAGCTCGGCCAGGTCGCCGAGCGGCCGTGCTGGGACGATGTCCCCCGCGGCCTTGACTACGATGGACTGAGACATACGTACGCCTCCTATCGCTCCGTGCGGAGCTCCTTGAATTTCTCGGGGCTGACGTGTTCGCTCTTGGACGTGTGGTCGAGGTCGCCCTGGAAGACGCGCCAGACGATCCCGGCCGCGATCAGGATGAGGAACGCCACGAGCCGGTAGACGAACCACTCGAGCGCGCTCATCGGCGCTCCCGGTCGAGGCGGTGCAGTTCTTCCGCGGCGTCCCACAGGATCAAGACGACGGCCACGGTGGCGCTCACGGCCAGCACGACCATTGCGGCGATTTGCAGCGGAGTGCACTTGCCGAGGTACCCGACCATGCCAAAGATCAGCGCGGCGGCGAAGGCCGCCAGCGAGAGCGTGAGTGGGCGGGTCATGCCGTCATCTCCAACCGCAGACGGCCCGCAAGAGTGCGGAATGCGAGGCCAGCCACGAGCGGAACGACCCCGTTTCCAGCGGCGCGCAGGCGCTCCACCCGGTGGGCCATCCCATCAGCCAGTCCACGAACGACGGATTCAGGCGCAGCGTGTCGCCCGGTTCGCGTACCTGTCTGATGAGGCCCCGGTTCGACGCGGGCGTCTGTTTGTCGCCCATGTCGCCCACCGTTGGCGTTTGCCACTGCTGGCGCGAGGTCGGGTCGGGCGGCGAGGACGGCGGCCCATCCGGCGGCGTCTCCGGGCCCGGGCGGAAAAGGTGGGAGGTCTCGACCATCGCGTCGAGTTGCCTGCGCCGCTGGCCCGGACGTGCCGCGCCCTTCCAGTCGTTCGCGCCGGGCGTCGGGAAGAGGAGCGCCGCTTCCTGAAGCGAGGACGGCCCCTTCACCGTGTTCGTGTTCTTGTTCGGGGCTTGCGGATTCGTGGCTGGAGTCGGCCAAGCGGTGCATTCCTTCGTGCCGTGCACCGAACCACCGGCAGACTGGAGTTGCGCACGGGCCACGGCCGATTGGAGCGTCGCGCCGCCCGGACCCTTGCAGCCCGCGGTCGGGGTCGGCCACTCCTTGATCGCACCCGATAGGTCGTGCGCCCGATGGTGCCGATCCGCGAGGGTCGCGCTCTCGCTCCGACCCGTGCCGTCCGCGTCGTGGGCGTTCGGTGTCGGCCACGCCGCCGCCGACGAGGAGAGATCGTCCGACAGCATCCCCGCCCGGTTGACCGCTCCGCGCCCCACCTTCCGGCGCCACGCCTCCGTGACCGGCCGGGTCGGTGCTCTCCGCGGGTCGCCATCCCGCGCCGATACGGTGGGCCAGGATGAAGAGCCGCTCGCGCTTGTGCGGCGCTCCCACGTCGCTCGCTCGAAAACTGTCCCACTCCGCATCGAACCCGAGCGAGGCAAGGTCTTCCAGCACGAGGGCGAGGCCATGCCGGAGGAGCCCGGGGACGTTCTCGAGGAAGACGAGGGCGGGGTCGACCTCTCGGATGATCCGGGCGATGTCGGGCCACAGCCACCGGTCGTCGCTGGTCCCGCCGCGCTTTCCTGCGACCGACCACGGCTGACACGGGAAGCCCGCAGTGACGATATCCACGACTCCACGCCACGGCTCGCCTGCGAAGGTAAGCACGTCGTCCCAGACAGGAGCGAGATCCAGGGCCTTGTCTTCCATCCGCGCCACGAGGACGGCCGCTGCATAGGCTTCCCGCTCGACGTGCACCACGGTGCGATAGGACTCTCCGAGAGCGAGCCGGAGCCCCAGATCGAGCCCACCGACCCCCGAACAGAGAGCCAAGCCATTCACCGCGCCAGTTCCGGCGGCGGAGGGTAGGGGCCCTCGTGGTAGCGGCGCCCCCCGCCGGAGGCCATCACGAGGGTCGCGAGGATCAGGAGGAGGAGGAACGTGAGAATCCGCCTCATCGCGCCCTCCACGCCCGACCGAACGCGATCTGGCTGTACGTGCCGAAGCGCCGCTGCCCGGAGTAGTCCACCGACGACACCCCCGACAGCAGCGCCCGCACGAAGAACCCCGCCCCGATGTCCCGCCGCCCGATCAACTCAAGGGCGCGGACGCGGTTCGATTGCGCGGAGCGCGTGAAGAGTTCGTGGCGGTAGACGATGGCACTCTGGCCCGCGGCGAGTCCGGCCCGCGCGAAGCCCACGTCCTTGACCCACGTCCCGCCGTTGCGGTGCCGGTAGTCGGCGCCCACGATCAGCCACGGCGTCGCGTGCAACTCCAGGTCGAGGCCGCCGATCCAGCCGCGGCCGTTCTCCACCTTGTGGGAGTAATCGAACGTGCCGGCCAGGAGGAGACGGCCGGTCGAACCGGAGAGGCGCGCGAGGGGCGAGTACGCGCCCTCGCCGAGACCACTGGAGGCTGTCCCTCCCACGGATAGCGTGACCTCGTCGCTGCACGCGCGGTCGATGAGGACGAGAGTCGTTACGCCCAGGAGGGCGACGATGAGCGCGGCCCGCAGGCTCCGGCCGTTGCGGGTCACTGGCGCACCGTGCGCAGGTCAGTCGCGCGAAAACCCCACAGCCCACCTGACGGCACGCGCACCATGACCTCGGCGTCCCCGTTGCCGGTGGGCGTGACCTCCTCCACTCGCCCCTTGATGACCTTGGCGCGAGGGCCGGCGAAGGCAGGGCCGGACACGACCTTGACGAAGTCACCAACCCGAGGGGCGCTCACTGGCGGGCCTCAGCCTTCTCGGCCCTGCCGAATGCGGCTTCTTCGTCGGGGCTCAGGGTGGCGCACTGCTCGGGCGTGAGAAGTCGACGGCACGCCCGCGAGATCAGAGCGAGGTCGGCGGCCATCGTCGGCGCGGCGGCGATCAGGCGGGCGTTGGCGAAATGCTCATAACTGCGGGTGTAATCGTGGCCCCCTTCGGCGTTCGGGGCCCCGTTGTCCCGCCCATCCGGGGGCAGGATGTGCAAGTCGTGCGGCCGGTGCGGTTCCACGAGGTACGCGAGCGGCTCGCCGTTCCCTTCGGCGAAGATCCCGTAGTACGGGCCGTCGCCGTTGTCGCAGACCCACGGCCCCGGCGTGTGGGCGCTCACTTGGCCTCGCGCAGCCCACCATTGCCGAGGCAGACGGGGCAGGGATTCATGTACTGCTCGCCCGGCACCTCCGACAACGTGCCGTCCTCGTGCTCGACGAATCGAGAGAGCGTCCAATTGATGGGCTGTTTCGGGTCGGCCCCGCTGCCACCGCAGGCTGAGCAGGCGTGGACGGTCAGCGCGTCCGTGACCGGCATGTACTGAGGGGCGCTCACTGGACCAACTCCGCCAGCGGCGAGTCCTCGGATAGAACCGTGTCGCCGTTCTCCTCCTCGGCGTCATAGACGGTGCCCTGATGGTCCTTGTCGTTGTCGGGGACAATGACCGGAGTCAGGCCACGCTTCGCCAGCTTGGCCATGTAGTCCCCCTCGTCTTTCGACTGACTCTCGGTGACGAGGACTTCGATGCGCTCGGGCTTGAACGCGCGGAAGATGCCAGGCGTCGGCTCGGGTCGCCCCTCGAGCGGATCCCTGCCCGTCTCAACGGTCACGATTTCGCGGACGGTCTGATTGGTCAGGACGCCCGGGGCCGTACCGGGGAGCATGGACCAGTGAGGCACCGCCTTCGGATGAGCCAGCAGCACCCACGTCTCCCCGATCTTCAGGTCCTTGGGGACGGTGGAGATGCGGCGGCTGATGCCGAGGTCGTGTGCCTCCTGGGCGAAGTCGGCGGGCGTCTTGTAGAACCGCTCGCCGATCCAGAGCAGCCCGGCCTTGTGGCTGTCGTCCTTGCCTGCACACATGACACAGCCGGGGTAATCGACACAGGGTTCGTGCGGGCCGCCGGTCAATGCGGCGAGATCAACCCACGTCCATCCACGCGCCTGTTTGATGCCGGCGCTGCACGTCGGGCAGACCGTCAGCGGGAATGGCATCCGGTCGCACGGCAGGCCGATGCCGCTCGAAACGAGATAGATTCCGCCGACCTTCCGATAGCCGCATCCGCGGCGCGCTTCGACGCTCACGGGCGGGCCTCGCGCAGGGCAGGGACGGCGCGGAAGGCGGCGTTGCGGGCCATCTCGGCGTATTCGGCCCAATACTCCGGCCATGCCAGCTTCAGCCGGTCGAGGTTCTGCGGATCAGCCTTGCCAGCAGCGGCGGCCAGAGCCTTCACGAAGCCGCCACCGAATCGCTCCATCGCTGCGATGATCTGGACGTCGCTCTCGCTCACCTTAGCCTCCATGAAGCGCGCTCGGCCGTAGCGCAGGGCGCGCAGATTCCGTGGGTGGCTGGCTCGATGCCCTCGCTCATCACGGAGGGCGGCACGCACCAGGAGCAGACGCGGCGGTGGGCCTTGAGCTCGAGCGGCCTGAAGAACTCGGCCGAGGGCCCGATGTGCCAGCCGGAGGCGGGGGCCTGCGCGAAGTCGTCCGGCTTGGGCCGGACTTCGCCCGACGAGGCGCGGGGGGCGCGAGCAATGCGCAGAACTTCCCGCGCCCAGGCGATCTGTGGCGCGGCTAAAGCGCTGGGAAGCCTATGGCGAGCCCGGCCCTTGTGAGGGGCTTGCGAAGCGAGTTGTCCTGCGGGGGTATCCGATGCGCTCCGTCGATCATGCGGGACCAGCGTCTTTGCGGCACGGGCTGCCATCTGGCTCCACCCTCGACCCCCCGTGCTAGTTCATGACCTACTTGGCGCCGGCCTGGGGGTCCTGACGACCGACGCCGGGAATATAGGGCCGTTGTGCGTACATGTCAAGCCAAAAGTGGAGCCCTTGCTTTCCCCTTGTGCGTAGACGCCGAGGGGAGTATATTCCCGCCGATGGCACGCAAGGACCGCACCGCCCAGAACATGGCCCGGAAGCGCTGGAACAAGGCAACCGCCGAGCAGCGTCTGGAGACCGGGCGCCGGCTCGCGGAAGCGAGGGCGCTGGCGAAGCAGCGGCGTGAAGCCGCCGCTCAGGCCGAGGCCGAGGTCGCCTAGCCCTTCTTCAGTGGGACCACCTTCGGGATCTGGCCCTCCCGCTTCGCCCGATCCGCGTCCAGCCTCTCCGCGAATGCCTTCAACGAGTCCGGATCCCCGCCGATGTACCCGGCGTGCGTGGCCTGGTCGTCGTGGCCCGCGGCCGCCATCCGGACCGCGAGCGGCGCGCCGAGCGCATCCCACCGCCGGAGCACCGTGCGGCGGATATCGTGCGGGACCTTCGCCCCGGACCACGGCCCGGACCGACCCTCGAGCTTTCCGAAGCCGGCCCGCCGGCAGGCCGAGGACCAGGCGCGCCGCATGTCCCCGAGCGGCGACCCGTTCATGCGGCAGAACACCCAGGGGATGATCCTCCCCGCGTCCTGCTCGAGGACGTCGATCCATAGCCGCTGGTCGATGAGCAACGACCGGAGACGCTCCGTGAAAGGGAAGACCCGCGCCTTGCCGCTCTTCGAGTGTCCCGGGTCAAGGTGCAGCCACCCGCCCTCGAAGTCCACGTCCGTCCACTTCCGCGTCTTCAACTCCGACTGCGCGCGCCACCCGACCTCATCGGCCACGAGGTAGAACTGGCACCACCACGTGGGGAGCTGCGCGAGGATCCCTTGCAGCTCGTCCGGCCGGATCGTCTGCTGGCGCCGCTCGACGTGGATCACGGGAAACTTCGGAATCGCCACGATAAGCCCCTGCTCGTGCGCAAGCCCCATCGCCCGGCGCAGACAGCGAAGGTCGAGCGCGATCGTCGAGTCTCGGTAGGGATGCGCGCGCTGATGCTCTACGTATTCGAGGATGCGCGAACGGTTGATTCTCCCGGCCAGGTCATCCTTCAGGAAGGGGCGCAGCCGGTCGAACGCCGTCTTGTAGACGAGTTGGGTGTGAGGCTTCAAGACGGCGCACTCCGCGATGGCGACGCGCTCCAAGACCGAGAACATGGTGCGCCGCGGGTCCTCCTCGAGTCCGGCCAGGACTTCGCCGCGTCGTTTGTCCCCGGCGTCTCGGGCCTCTCTCTGTGTCCTATAGCCGCCGGGCTTCTCGTGTGATCCGCTACCGCTGTGCGTCTTGCCGCGGAACGTGAACCGCCAGCTCCAAGTGCCCGCCGTGCGCAGCCGACGCTTCCCGGGATTGTCCGGATCGGGCTCGGTCCAGGTGGCCCGGAAGACGTGCGTGATTCCTCGGTCGCTCATGGGCTGAGATTTCAGCGCACATCGTACTTGCGCCCACGGGCCCTTGTCATGGTACCGGCGCTGTCACATCCGCAGGCCCCCGTCATGTGCTCGCGGATCCCCGTGAGTGACACGCGGAAGCCGTGCCCGCTGATCTGAGGCTTGCAGAAGTGCAGCCCTCGCCAGTGCCGACCGAGCGTTCTGGCGCTCGTCTGGAGCATGGGCGCCGCCTCGCGGGCGGAGAGCCATCTCTCTTCTACTGGCGGGGCCATCGGCAGGCTGAGCTGCCGTAGCCCGAGCCGCCGGTCAATCTCATCGTCCGCCTCCCGCGCGTAGGACGCGCACACGCAGGACAGAGAGGCGAGCGCCCCCAGCCCCGGCGACGTCTTGGCCGCGCTCAACATCGCGCGGAGGATGCGGGCGAGTGGATCCTCGCCACGGTCATCTACGAGAGGGTCACGTGCCGGGCCCGTCAGCGTGGTGGACATTGCCCTGGCCCCGGGTGACCCGAGCGTAGATATACGACGGCCGCAGCGGAAGGTTCCGACCGCCAACCTACCGAGCGGTAGGAAGGAATTAAATGTACGGTTGCCGTCGCTTTTCTCTTGACAATGCGCCGGAGTCCGCCTATATTGGGTGCATGAAGAATAGCTACTACGTAATCCAGCCGATCATGAGCCTCGACCAGCCAGACTGGGCCGAGTCCGCCACGATCATCAGCCGCCACCGTAGCCAGGCAGCGGCCGATCTCAAGATCGCCCGGGCCACCGCTAGACTCCGCCGGCAGCCCGGTCAGGCTCAGTCCTGGCTCGACTGGCATGTTGTGGAGGCCGATCGGCTCAGCGCCAAGAAGCGCGCCCGATTCGCGGCCTAGATGGCTACTCTGCTCTGTCCCGCCTGCGGAGTCTCCATCGAACCGCAGTTGCACCGCTGTCTCCGCTGCCGTGCGCGGTTTCGCGCGCTCGCCCCGCCCGCCCGTTGCCCTCGATGCGACTCCCGGTACTGGCGCGTCTCTCGAGGGACGCTGCGGCGCGGCCGGCCGCCGATCGCGCGCGGGTAGCATCCGACTCGGGAGACCCGCTCTGAAACGCCTTACCAGCCGTCCGTGACGCCGACCAGGACCTCGGCCGCCTCGACCTCGCTCACCCAGGTGGACCAGTTGTCCCGCTTCCGGATGATCCGCGCCACCACCTGAGGCCCGCCGAGCATAGTCGTCCGGTTGAGGCGGACCTTGTCGCCGATGATCAGGTTCATGGCCGAGCCCTTCGCGGCGAACCGGAAGCGGTACCGCGGCGTCGTGCTGTTGACGATCAGCTCGTCGATGTAGGCGACGCCGCCGGGCAAATACGTGCGGAACGACTTGCTCTTGTCGCGGCCGAGACGTAGCTTGGCCGCCCCGCAGAGCGCGGCAAGGGTTGGGTTGGAATGGGTTTCACTCACCGTGCCGGAACGCATTTGCCCGGTGCTGGGATCCTGGTCGCCCTCGACCCGCACGATGCACGCAAGGTCGTCGTCCTCGACCCAGCCCTCGAAGCTCAGGAAGTCCCGGTCGTAAAGGTCGAGTATGTTGGCGGGAATCGAGTTGTCCCGCTTGCGAAAGAAGAACCGTTCGCCGTCGTGGAGCATCTCGATACCGTTGCTGTTCTCCACCCACTCCACGATCTGGCCGAACTCGTGCACCTCGTCCCCGATCACCCCGAGGTACATCGAGAGCTCGTCGGCGCCAGAGCGCACCGCCACGACGGAGGCCAGGTCGATGTCCGCGGCCGGGACGTTGAACACGCGCTGCAGGATGAAGTTCAGGATGTCGCCGGGCAGCACGATGGGGCTGAGCGGCGTACCCGTGTAGTCACCGCCGGCGCCGTCCACGTATCCCTGTGTGGAGCAGCGGACGACGTGGTCGGAGTCGACGTCCAGGAAGATCGGGTCGTCGGCGGTGTAGGCGAGGGCGCCCGTCCGGTCGGTGTTGCCCGTGAACCCCAGCATCGGCCACAGCGAGCGGTCGCGGTTCGCGGCCGCCGAAGTGAGCCGGATGTTGAAGGTCGTGGCGGGCGCGGTCTGTGTCACCGTGATCTTGTGGGTGCTGTTGCTGTAGGTGACGGTATAGGTCCCCCCAGCCGCATCCAGCGCAGTTTTCACGGCCTCGACAAGATCGGTGATGTTGGCCCCGGTCGCCGGATATCGACCCGCGGCCACGACCGCAAGGAGCGCCCCTCCACCCTCGTCGAAGTCGAGGAGGTTGTTTTCCCCGGTTACCACGACGCGCGGCTTGACGTCCTCAAGGATCTCGAAAGAACCGGCGCTGAAGTCGACCGAGTCAATCGTGAGATCGACCTTGGCGGCAGGGTCCTCCTTCGCTGCCGACTGCTCGTCCACGTACGACTGCAACGTCAGGAAGAGGAAGCCAGCGTAGGTCGGGTCGAGCAGCTCGTAGATCCCGTAGCCGGTGGTTCCGTCCTTGTCCACCCTCGCCGGCCGGATGTGCTGCATGTCCGAGGAGAAGATGAGGGCCCGAGGCCGCCCCTCGTCTACGACCGCCATGTTTGTGAACTCGTCCGGATCGAGGGTCTTGTTGGGCAGTAACTCGTTGAAGATGGATCGCTGGTCGTCGAGATCGAGGAGCGCCTCGCCGTCGCGCACCGTGACGCGCCGGATCAGCCACCGCTTGACCTTCATCCCACCGGCCAGGATCTCGTTGCCGCCGCCGGCGAAGCGACCGCCCAGGCTCACGAACAGCTCGCGGCTCGTCCATTCGTAGGCGCCGAAAAGCTCCTCTGCCCAGCCCTCGCCGTTGAGGATCCGCAGGGCGCCATGACCGATGGCCCAGCGGTCGAAGAAGATCCCCAGCCGGCCCTCGTCGACGGTCGGCAGCGACTCGATGTCCAGGCGCGGCTCGTGGTACTCGTGGCGATAGACCCGCTGCAGCTTGATCCCGTCGAACCAGACCCGGCCGAATCCACCTCCCGCAGCGGCATCGCATCTCACATAGAGGCGCATCGCGAGGGTCGTGCTGGGCGCGATGGCGTAGAAGGCAAACCGCTGCCACTCGTCGTTGGTGTTGACTAGCAGCATCTGTTGGGCGGTGGCCACTACCGAGCGCCCGTCCTCGGCAAGGAACTCGCTGGCCCCGGTCCCCTTCAGGCCCAAGCGCGCCGTGATGCCAGGGGCATTGGCGTGCTCGGTCCGGTACCAGCCCGAGACGAGATACTCCGCCCCCGCGATCGTGGCCGGGGCATTCGCGTCGTTGTCGATTCGCAGCCTACCGCCCGGGTCGAAGAACCCCTCGAGACGCGCCGCGAATGCCCCCTCCGCGACTATCGTCGCATCCTTGTTCAGCGAGGCGCCCGTAGCCAGGGAGCTCGTCGTGGTCCAGTTCGTGAGGGCGGTCGGCGAGGACCAGACGTTGAGACCGCCGTCGGTGAGCTTGTCGGGCCCGAGTGTCGGCTGCACCACGCCGACGGTCCCGACGTAGAAGCCGAAGATCGCGAAGACCGGTTGATCGCCGGGGTCGCTGCTGTCGCCCAGGCGTACATAGAGCAGCGAGGCGGCGCCCGCCTGCGGATCGAAGAAGAACGTCCCGGCGACGACATCGGCGATCGCTTCGACCCGGGTGAGCGTCTCGTTGCTGAGCCGGACCTGGACGACGTCGAGGCGCCGGCCGCGGAAGACCTCGTCGACCGCGAACGAGGACTTGTAGACGCTCCCGCTGTGGACATCCCAGAACGCGATGAGCTTCGCCCCGCGCAGCTCGACGAAGGCGTGCTTCTGGCAGTCGGACTCGCGGGTGAGGACATCGAAGGTCCGGAGTCCGCTGCGCAGCCCGAGCTGGCCGTGCCCAATCTCGGAGGCTGTAGGCGCGAGGAGGGGCATGCTCCTAGTCGAGTGCCTCTACGAGCTGCAGCGGGATGTCCCAATAGGGGAACCCTGTGGACATGTTGAAGCGAGCGGGCTCCCGCCGGAACACGAAGTTGATGTCGGTGGGCGCTCCGGTGGGATCCCAGGCGATGAAGAAATTGGCGCCGGCCTTCATGGACCTGGCGAGCGTTTCGAACAGCACTCGGTCGGCGTCGAGAACTTGGCTCCACTCGAGTTGCCAGATCCAGCGCTGCGGGCGTTCGTCGCGGAAGTGGCTCCCGTGCGTCCCGTACGCGATCTCGCTCAGCTCGTCGAGCACCTTGCTGAAAGCATCGCTGTGACAAAATGCCGGCGCAACGTAGGTACCGAGGTCCCAGATTCCCACCTCGGAATAGCCGGCCTGGTTCGTGGGGTCGTCGATCACCAGCCTCCACCAGCGCTGCGACGAAGCGCTCCAGTATCCGAGCCTCTTCTCCGCATCCCCGGTGAGGACCTGGGTAAAGGCAGGCGCAATCCAGACATCGGCGGCATTGCCCTGAACTTCCAGGACGCCCGCGGAAGCACCCGCGTTGTGATCGAGCGCAACGCCGAATGTCAGCGCCGCCGCCGCCCCCAGATCGACCGTCAGAGAGTGCGAACCCTGGTACACAGCGTTTTCGGCGAGATAGCTGGAGGCGCCGAGGTGGTCCGACGAAACGGTGAAGCCGAGATCCTTGAAGGCAGCATTGACCTTGAGGATCCCCGTTGAGGTGTAGAGCGTGACGTTTCCGGCGCCGGAGGTCCGCGCGAGCGTGAACTGGTGGGTCGCGCCATCGTAGGTTGCGGTGACGACGTCGGTCCACGTCGGGGCGGTCGTGGCGTCGTTCGCGGCCAGCGAGGGATAGCGCTGGCGAAGGTAGTAGGTCAGCTTCCGGCGTTGTGCCTCGGTCAGCGCAGTGGGCCAGACGATGGCCTCGACGATGTATCCCTTGAGTAAGTCTGTGGCGGTGGACCCAAGCCCAAATGGCGCGCCGAGAATGTCCGCATGGAGCGCTCCGGTCATCGCCGTGTTGGCTGCCGCGGCGTCGTCCGCGTCGTCGGCAAACGCGCTCAGGTTGGTCTGATCGTATCTCCACCAGCCGTGGTGCCAATTCGCTACCGCCGCGCCCGGTGTCTTGTTCGCGAGCTTCTGCGATGAGTCGAACGCTTCGGCTCTCAGGTTCGCGGAGCCGGTCCAGTACAGGGCGGCGAAGTGCCCGCTCGATCCGGCACTGAACAACATGTCGTTGGCCGAAGCATCGGAGTCCAGCCGGAACACGATCACGACTGTCCCGACACCGTTCGCTCCGAGGAACGCGCTCATGTTCGCTGATGAGGGCAGGTTCTGACTCGCGGTGACGCCATCGAAATACATCCCCGGGCGACCATCGAGCGCGTTCGCCACCCAGAGAGGACGCAGCCCAGCAGTTGCCTGCGTGCGGTGGCGTCCGTTCCCGCTGAGATCGGTCAGCTGTGAGACCTTTCCATCCGCGTCGAGCACGACCGAATCGGCGCGCCACCAGCCGGTGGTGTTCAGGGGATTCAGCGGGCTCGCGCCGGCCGCGGCCATCGCCGTGGTGACGGCCGTCGCGTAAGCCGCGCCGGTGGCGTAGTAGCCGGGGGCGATGTGCGCGACCCGCGGGTTCAAGTCCGAGTTCGTGAGGAAGTGGATCTCGTCGCGGAAGCCGCGGACCACGGTCCAGCCCGTCTTGCTGCGCCAGACCTTGCTGCGGAGCTGGTCCTTCAGGTTCGCCGCGGGAAAGCCGACCTCTTCGCTGGAGGCTGAGATGATCGTCCCGCCAGCGCGAACGGAGCTTGGGTAAAGGAATCGCGGGATGGCCATCAGCGCCTCACCGATCCCGTCTTGATCGGCAGCCGGCCGGACTCGTTCATTCGAATGATGGCCTCGCCTATGGAGCGGCCGTCGAGTAGCACGGTCGCTTGCATCTGGGATCCGCCGCCGGTGCTGGCCATGGCGAGGCCTACCGCCTTTCCGACCGCGGCATCGACGATCGCGCCGAGCTGGTCTCCACGGAGGACGTACTCGGGGTTGGCCTGCGTCCCGTGCAGCATGGCCGGGACACCCCACTGCGTGATCTTTCCCCAGCCGGTGGCGAAGTCTTCGCCGCGTCGGCGACGTCGACCGCCTCCTTCCTGAACGCCCGGCTTGTTCTCGCCACCGCTCAGGATGTCGTCCGGATCGTTCACGTGGACGTTCACGTTCACGTCCTTGTCTGGGATCCCCAGCAGCGCGTTCACCAGCCTCTCGATCTCTTTGATCAGCTTGCCGATCCCCTCGGTCAGCGTCTCCGCGAAGTGCAGCCCCTTGTATTCCTCCTCGGTGAACGCCTCGCCGTTCTCATGGACGAGCTTTCCCTGTTTGTAGAGTTCGTCGATGATCGGCCTCATCGCCTCCGGGATCGTGGCGCCGGCCTTGATCGCGGTGTTCACGTACTCGTTGATGGTCGGCCCCATGCGCTCGATGATGGCCAGGTGGTCGATGCCGGCGGCGTTCAGGAGCTGCCAGTCCTCGAAGAGCTGCCCGAACTGCTCGTCGAGCTTCTGCTGCGAGAGCCGCGGGCCCAGTTCGTCGATCGTGAACCCGTACCGCTCGATGGCTTCGTTGAGCTTCCTCTCCGCCTCGCCCTGGAGATCGAAGGCGGCGGTCAGCTCGTCGATCGCGGCCTGGTAGTCTTTGACGTTTTTCGCGTCGAGGAGGCGGTCGAGGGTGAGGCCGGCTTTCTGGGCCGCCTTGTCCAGCTCGGTGATCCCGCCCGCGGCGGCTACGAAGTCGTCGCGCAGGTCGTTGACCTTCTCCCACTCGCTGTCGGTGAACAGGCTCTTGAGGGTGCCGATCACGACTGACAGACCGGAGATGCCGGCGCGAATCATTCCAAAAAGATCCCTCTTCGCGAAGGCAGACATGAAGTCGCCGGCCGCGTTGGCGATGTTGGAGAAGCCGTCCGCGAGCTTCACGAAGAATGAGTCGGCGTCGCCACCGAGCTGGACGAAGATGTCGCCGACGGTCGTGAGGGAGGCGCCCAGGTCCTGTAAGCCCCGCGCGATTCTCTCGCGGTGTTCCTCCTGTTCCTTGGCCGTGTCCTCGAGGGCCTTCTGTCCGGACTTGATTCTCTCCAGCATCTGTTTGGCGCGATCGGACGCGATGCGCTCTTGGTTCTTGAAGAAGTCCTCGAGCGATTTGTCGGCTGCTTTGGTACTCGCTGCAATCAGCAGGATCAGCTTGGTCTCGTCCTGCGCGGCCTTCTTGGCCTGCTCCGCGATCTTCGCCAGGGCCTTGGCCTCGCTCTCGGCGTAATTCGTGGCCAACCTGGTGCCTGCGATGAACTCGTCGTGGTCGGCCTTCAGCGCCCTCAATGCGGCCTTGCGATCGATGAGCCCCCTATTCCCGGTGTCCAGACCGTTCGCAAACTTCTGTAGGTTGCCAGCAGCGACGGCAGCTTGGTCGCTCTGCTCTCTCATCTCGGCGGCCGCGGCGTTCAGGTTCGTAGCGTAGGACCGCAGGAATTCCGCCTGTTCCCGATACTGCTTCCCGACGATCGGCAGCTTTGCCAGCTGCTCGAAGAGTGCGGCCAAGAGATTTGCAGCCGACGCCGTGGTCTCGGCGAAGATGGCGCGCGCCTCACCAAGGGCGATCACCATGTCGACACCGAACAGCTTCGCGAGCGCAAACCCGACCTCGACCAATCCGGAGAAGGGCTTTTCCGCACCGACCACCTGACCGATCAGCTTCCCGAGTCCCTCCTCGGCCTCGTTCATCGCGTTGTGCATCTGCTGGAGAGAGCCTGTGTAGGTGTTCGTGGCCGCGGCAGCCGAACCACCGAACCGTTTCTCAAGCTGGGCGATAACCGCGTCGAACTTCTGGTGCTTGTCGAGGCTCTGGTCGACGATGATCCCGTAGCGGCTCAACGCCGTCGTGTTCCCAGCGTAGGCTTTCCCGAGCAGGTCAATCGCTGATTGCAGGTCGCGTCCGGTGGCCGCGGCGAAGTCCGCCGCTGCGGCGGTCGTCTTCTTGATCTGCTCCTCGTTCATCCCGAACGAAGCGAGGGTGGCCATCCCAGCAACAACGACCTCGTCGCTGAATGTAGTGGTCTGCTGTAGCGCCGCGGCGTACTCCTGGAGTCGCTCGCTCGTCCCGCCGACGAGATGGCCCTGGTTCGCCAGCGCCAGGTTGAGCTTGTTGATGGCCGCCTCCTGCTCGGCCTGGGCCTTCAGCGCATCCGTTACGACGTCGAAGACCTTTGTCGCGACCTCGTAGGCCACCGCCAGAGAGAGGACCTGCGTCTTCGTCTTCTCGATCGAGTCGGTGACTTGCTTGAAACCGGCGGCGGTCTCATTGCGGGCCCGCAGCAGGATTTCGAGGGCTTGGTCGGCCATGGCTTAGGACGCTCCCGAGAGCATCACAGATCGGGTGGCCTGGGGATTCAGGCGGCGGTAGACTCGTTGCCTTATGAGCCTGACCAAGCCGGCCGGATGCGCGCTGCAAGTCCTCGGATTGGCGCTCCTCTGTGGGGGCTGCCTCATGGTGAGCAGCGCCCTACATCCAGGCAGCGATTCAAGCTCCATTCCGGGGTTCATCGTCCTGCTGGTCGGCGCCGCGATGATGGCGTCGGGCGGGATGCGGGCGCGGCAGAAGCCTCCGGCCTGACGCGCGGGAGGTAGCCCCACTCGGAGCGCAACACGTCCACCGCCTCCACGATTTTGTGGTCCTGATGCAGCATGCCTCCGGGCCGCGGCCATTCCGGGGTGCCGCTTGGGTGGCCTGATCGAAACGGCGTCGTGGC